ATATTTTTTACCAGCAGCATTGAAATTAGTATCACTAGGGTCAACACCAACAGGTGTACGACCCGGCATATTTGGTAAGTTAAATGTTGTACTTCCATCGCCACTTCCGTGAGATGTACCAATTACTTCAAATAACTCTTTATATGTTGTTCTTGATACAGCACTACCATCACATAATAACCATCCGTGTGGTGGAGTACTTGCTGGGTATGGTGAAATAAGTCCGATAGGAACACTATCTCCTCCACCTCCACCACCTTCAAATGGTTCTCCATTTAGATAGTAACTACCTACAACATTTAGGATTCCTGTTATTTCAGTATCCATGTTAACTTCAAATGCATTCTTCTCACTAGATTTACCGAATGCAATACCATGCCCATTGGGATTCCAATCTATAAGTACAAAAGATGTACCTATTCTTATAGTTCTATATACTGTAGCAAATTGGTCTGATACCATAAGTATTACATCATATGTATGATCAATTGCTACACCACCTGTAGGTGTTAAAATCTTTCTATTATTTCCTGTATAATTAAATGATGATATTGTAGCATCATGGTTTACATATTTAGTATATGTGTAATCTCCTGATGCATCTGATCTTTTTATTCCTACCTGTACAGTTAATGGGTTGTGACCCCCAACACCAGCAATTGCTCCTGAATATTGAATCTTTAAACTTGTTCCCTCATCCTTTAAATTACCTGAAGTATCACAACGCTCTGCTGAATAACTAGCATTTATAGATGGTGCATTATAATCTAGCATAGTAAATGTTAAAGCTGTACTGTAAGCTGTTCTACCTCTTGAATCTGTAACTTTTATTTTATATGAATATTGATTTACTTTATCAAAGTTACTAGCAATCTTTGAATTTAAATCTGATAATGATGTACCATCAATACCTTTTATATATGTATTACCAGTATAATATTCCAATGTCCATTTAGTAATGGTACTTCCTTTATTACCAGAAGCTGTACCAGATACAGTAGGATATGACATAGTTTTAATATGTACACCCCAATTCAAACTAGATACCGAACTATTACCTTCAGCTAATGCAGCATTAGATATGCTAGGAACTATGCTACTAGCTGCATATAATGTAAATGAACAATCTTTAGTACCAATATGAGTACCTCCATTATATGTTAAACATCTTATGAAGCCTGTACCAGAAGTAGCATTAGGTATTTGGTCTAATAGATCATGGCTTGGTGTCCATGAAACATTATCACCAACTCCTGTAGCAATAGTATCACTTCTATTTCCAAAGAAGTATTGTATGGTATGTGTGAATCCTGTTGAAGCTCTATCTGTATAAATTGTTATAGCAGAACCAGATGTAGGATTTGCACTTATTCTTGGTTGAGATGCTCTAGCAATAGTTCCTGGGTATACATAATCTACATATTCTGGAGAAGAGTTACTATATACATTACCTCTAAGTCTAATTTCTATAGCTCCACAAGTACCATCAGCATTATGTCCTACATTAATAGTACCTTCTGTTGATCCTGTAGCTGCAGGGAATCTTTTAGTAGACCATCCTAGGTAGTCACCTTTAGAATTATAACCAGAAACATTTTTAATGTTATATACTTCTTGTCCATTTACCCAAGCTGCAATATGATAAACTGTATAATAACCTGAACCACCTGTAGATTCTAATTTCCATCTAATAGTAGAATAGTTACCTTCAATACTTTGAGATTCAACCCAAGCACTTAATTTAATATATCTACTTTCATAAGTATTCGTTTTTACTTCTGCCATTATCTCACCTACTCTCTATGTTTAAATGATAATCCCCTTGATCCAACAGCTCCCGGTTTAATAACAAACTCAAAGTCACCTAGACCTAAGCTACTTGTTATTACTGTTGCTACATCAAACTTATCTGATGACCAACCAGAAACTTCTGTAGGACCTTGGAATATAGATATTTTATCATTAGCAATTCTTAAAGAGAAACCTGAAGCATCTCCTGTATTTAACTCAATATAAGGTTTACCAGTTAGTGGATCTTGTCCTCTTTTAATATTGGCTTCTAGTAATTGAGTTACTGTATCAAATGCTTCATCACCATTAGCTGTAGCTGTAGTGATTTCTCTTGTATAATTTTCTGTAATAGTACCAGCTGATTGCTCAATTTTAGTATCTACTTCTGTCTTTGTATATACAGTTTTTAATAAATCTGTTTGAGCTTCTGATACATATCTTTGTGCATTACTGTCATTCTCAGTAATACGATCATTAATATCTTTAACAGTATCAGACATATCATTTGTTATAATCCATGTTTGATATGTGTCACTTAATGGATCATTATCATAATAATAAGTGAATCCATCATTTAAATTTAACCACATCTTAGTTGTATCTGTTGGTTCAGTATCACTAATTATTGTGGCATCTTCACCTTTTTGTCCTGTTACACAAGCTGGTTCACTATCCTCTGACCAAGTAGTACCTGTATAATCAACATAATATATTCTACTCTTAGACCATAGGAATTTACCATTTATCCAAGCAGGTGCTGTTGTACTCCAGCTACCTCCTATTAATGTAGTAGCACTATCAGATTGATAATACAATACATCTACACCAGTTATGGCAGTACCATCATGTCCAATTACACCAGCATCACCTGTTACACATATAGGTGAAGTTTCTGTTGATGTAGAATTAGAGAATGTTATTACGGTTTTAGTCCAAATATATTTTCCATCTTGTGATGAAGGAGCAGTTGTTACCCAAGTACCACCAGTTGTAGAAGTTCTACTATCTGATAAATAATACCATTCAGTAACAGCTGTAACACTTATACCTGTTTCACCATCCTTACCATGATGTATAGGGATAAGCTTTATAGGAAGTACTTTAGTATAAGTTACTCCACCAATAGCATATGTACAAGTCACAGTTAGAGTTCTTTCTGAAGATAACTCAAATGTACTTGGTGTATATGTCATAGTTATTTTTCTATTATTCAACGCTGTTTTAGTTATAGCAAATGTAACATCAGTTAATGGAGTATCAATACTTATTGTAGCTGTTGCAGGTATTACTGATTCACCAGCATAAGTAGTATCATATTCCATTAATGTTTCAGTTGTTGCTACGCTTGATGCATGATCTTCAAGATGTCCATCATCTAAAACAGGTATGATGTAATTATTATTGGATACTTTTATATCAAAGATATCTACTGTTTGTTCAAGAGTTGTTATACTTTCATGTTGTTCTCTTATAGTAGTTTCCATTGTACCAGCTCTTGTTTGTAATTGAGTAATGTACTCTGTATGATCAGTTGTAGTTTGATTTAAGCCTGTAATATCATTTTGTACCTCAGTTATTGTATCTGCTTGAGTACCAACGGTTTGTGTCAAACCATCAACATCTTCAGATATTTCATTAATCTTTGTAACATTTTGTGTAACTGTTACACTTATACCGTTGATAGCAGTATCAACATAATCTTTTGTTGCTGCTTCTAGGGCAGTTGTCGGAGCACCTTTAAGTATTAGTGGACCTGTTAGAGTACCACCAGATAAACTTAATTTATTATCTAATGCAGTCATTATATTAATTTTTAGCCCAGATAGGTAATTGATTTCAGCTGCAGAAACAAGTATTCCTAAATCAGATAAAGACAATCCATGTGGGTTGCCTGTTGCTTGGGAATGTTCATATGCAGTTTTCCCTCTATCTCCTCTATAAGCTGTATATTCTGTTTCACCTAATGCTAAGGATTTACTTATTTCAGTATAGTCTGAACCAGTCCAACGATATGTTAAGTTAGTATCTAATGTAACATAAATCTTTCCTGATTCACCTGGTCGTGGAAGAGCACTATAGGTATTAACCTCAAGTACATCATCCACATACGCAGGTAAAAACTCACTAGGTATTTTACCACTTATAGTTTGAACATAATTGTCATCATTAAATAATTGACTAAGCTTTGTAGGCAAATCAGTTTTCTTTGCATAAGCACTTAGATCAATTTGACTAGGGTCAATTACAGCATGGGCTATAGCATCAGTAACATAGACTTGTGTAGCAAAGGATGCTAATACTTGTCCTAATGCATATGGAGATACAGCATTTGTTTTATTACTAAAGTTAGCTGTTTCTCTTAATGTTGCTATTTCCATACTTTATCACCTACTCACTTCTACCAGTTCTATAAAGTACTGCATTTAAATCTTCTTTACGAGCAGCGGCATCATCTAATGCATTTAATCTTTCTTCTAATTCTAAATACTTAGTATTTTGTTCTTCGATTGCTGCATCATATCTTTCAGTTAAAGCTGTAAAGTCTTCCCTTAAAGATGTGATTTTGCTTTGCATAGAAGTTATTTTATCTAGAATTAGGAAGTTAGGTTCTGATGAATATTTAGCTCGTTCTTCTGGATCATTAATCATGTTATTAATAATATAAATACGACCAGCTAGTTCATTAATAGATGCTGTAAATATATCTTCCATGTTATTTAATTCAGAAGCAGCTAAGTCCAATCTCTCTTGGAACTTAGGTAATGTGTTTCTATCTAAAAAGTTCATATACCGGCACCTCCTATTTTAATATATTTCCTTTTAGGATTTCTCTATATAATTTTTCTCTAGTAAAGTCTGGCATATCACTTGCTGTGAAACTAAATGTTAATGCACTCAATGAGAATGCTTGATTACTCTTCATCTCTAATATAAATTGTGCACTCAAGAATGGGAATCTATATTTAGGAGTTAGAGTTTTGGATGTGAATGAAGGTCTATCTAATGTAGCTGTATCCATTGGAGTTTCATTTAAGATTTGTACAGGTTTATCCATCGGATCTAAATAAGGATGATCATCATATTGTTCCATTGGTTCATAACCAGGTAATAAATTTAATGCATCATCAACTGTATATCTTTCATCAAACTTAACTTCACCACCCTCATGAGCACTCATATTTACAAATGCTTCTGTATTAGGTGTGTATAGATAATAACCAGCTTCATTCTTAACAAACATATCGCATTCAATATTATCTGTGAAATCTCTATTGTAATATACATTTAAGTTATCCATGAACTTACATAATGTAGGAAGTTCCATGTCATAACATCTAGTAGTCATTCTTACTTTATAATGGTATTCATCTAATCCATCATAGTCCTCGTTATTAAATTGAACAAGTTCTCCATTAGTTGTTACCATTGTAGTTTCACCATTGATATCTATGATACCAACAATGTTTAAATATTTACTTGTATCTCTTAACCAAGGATAGAATACTTTAGAAGTTTCTTGATATACATGTCCATTTCTAAAATAGCATTTCCATCTTAGTCCTGGCTTAACAGATATATTTTCTATCTTTCTACCACGAAGTTTATCAATATATTCTTGATTAGAACCTTCATAATATTTTAAAGCATCCTCTGGATATTCATAAGTATCCAAATGGAAACCTTGATGTGGAAATATTAATCCATAATATCCATCACATACTTCAGAGAATATTTCATCTGGCTTTAGACATTTACTATATTCATGGAAGTCATAATCAAAGTTTTCTTCTTTCTTAGGTTCTCTTACTCTATCTAAAGGAAACTCAACATTATTTAATTTTTGTTTAACTTTATCATTTATAGTTACCACTTGTACTCTTTCACTATCTAGTTCTTTAGTATCAAGCATGTATATATCTCTACGATATTTAAATATAATATAGTTCTCAGCTACTTGAATAGTATTGAATGCATCACAACTAACTGATGTATTAACAATAACTCTCTTGTATGGTGAATAGTAATCTCCATCATTATAGTCATCACCATTACCAGTAACAACTGAAATGTTTCCACCAAGCGTTTCATTATCTGAGAATGCTACAATGTGTGAATCGAATACAACAACAGCTATAAGTCTTTCATTCTTATTTGTTCTGAAGTTTAAGTTACCTCCGTAGGAAATATAATTAATTTGTCCTACAACTGTCTTATACCATTCACAAGAATTATAAGCATCATCATAGAAGATTAATTTAGAACCATCACTAACAACCTTAGTACATGAATGCATTCTTAGGAATTGTTCATCTGGTGCTATATATCCATGATTAGCTCTAGTAGTAGGATCATTCCATCCTTGTGCTCTACAATATTGTAAAGTGTATTCTGGATGGTATGCTTGTTGTACTTTTCTAGTAATATGTGTCTTACTATATTGTGCAACAGCTTGATCAGCAACTAAATCTCTTTTAGTTTGTTGTCCACCATCAATATATATTTGACCTTCATCTCTATCAAATGAATAAGTCTTTGTAGCCATATCATAATTTTGTTGGAAGTCTGATGTTAATGTACATCTGATAAATAACTCTTGACCAGCTACAGGTTGCACTCCATTATTTAATTGTGTTAATTGTGCACCTGTAAGTGATAATGTAGTTAGTCCCTTAGAACTTAAGCTATTAGGATTTAAATCTTTATCCCAGAATACAACAACTTGCCAAGGTTTATCAGCACCAAATCTAGCTTCCCATTTGTAATATAAATCTTCTTTTTCATATCCTTTTAAGCAATTAACTTTAGCTGTAGCAGTAATACCACTTGTGATATTGTTGCCAGCTAATACTTTAGGTTCTGTTATGATTTGACCTATAGCAGTTTTAGGAACATTATCAACATCATCAGCATAATGATTTGGGAATGGTGATAAGTTATTAACACCTATGTTTTGTATTTCCCAACTATTAGGTTCGTAAGCTCCTAAGATATATCCATATAGATAATAATCATTAGCTTCTGAATCAAACTTCTCTTCTATTCTTAGTATTCTTAATCCAGTTGCCATAAAGAAATATGTTACTTCTTCATTTCTGTAGCCATCTGAATTAGGAACAGTTGTTGAACCGTGTGGGTTCATATTAAGTTTAGCAGGAATACCTTGAACCCTTTTAGTATTTTGGATAATAAGAGTATCTTGATATTCATCTGGTTCAGGTACATATGTAGGATCATCATTATTACCTGCATAGAAGTGATAAATAAATCCTTCTGTATCCTGAGTTAAATCTACTTCTTCTCTAATTTCTAGGTCTATAGCGTAGTTAGTACAATCATCTCTTGATGTAGTATGAGGAACATCAATTAATAATAAGTTCATATCAATCTCATCATTTGAATTTGTATATGATCCATAAAAAATGTGACCATTTCTTACTGAGATAATATAATCTTTGTGCTCAGCTGAGAACATGAAGTCACCTTGTGGTCTTGTATTAATAGGAAGATTTAATCTTTTAATTATCTTTTCTCCTTTTCTGTTTACTAATGATTTATTAACATAGTGACAGTTAAGACCATCTCTTAGTTCATTCATTTCAAGAGCTTCGTTAGAAAGATTAGTATTAATACCACCATCAAATTGATCATATGTTGCTGGTGTATCATATACATAAGTTCTTACCTTTTGTACTAATGACATATACTACACCCTTTCTAAACAAATAGTTCCATCTTCATCTCCATAGTTATCCTCATGTGCTAATACATAAGTTAAGTCTTCTATGTAGTATTTATAATTATTTAAAGCTAATTGAACTCTATCAGTATCTTTACTATATCTTTGTAAGATAAAGAAGATTCCAAATAGAACTATAGCATCTTCAAATTCTTTTCTTAATTTAATTACTGTTGTTTTGTAGTCCTTTAATTGAGGTTGTTCAGGTGCAACTAATCTCTTATCATATCCTAAGATAATTTGTTGTACTTCTTTGTTTCTGAATCTAACTTCAATATACATTTTATTTCCTTTAGTATAATAGATAGCATCTTTATCTAAGTATGCAAAGTTACTTCTTACAACTTTAGGATAATCTTCTACAACAATACTATTAATTCTTTCATCAGTTAAAGCTAAGCGTTCTGCTAGATATACTTTATTATCTACAACAACCTTAACATGTAGAGCGTTTCTATAATCTTCAGGAATATCTATTTCATATAGACCTCCCTTTAAATTAGTGAAATACTTTTCATCCTCAGGTAATTCAACATCTTCTTCTATTACTGGTTGTGGTAAGTAAGGTTGTTCATTAAACTCTCTGTATCCCCTACTTGTAATATCTGCGAAACAGTTTTCAATAATAGTTTGAAGAACATTTTCAGTTAGTACATCTAAACCAGTACTCTCTCTGATTCTTTGATATAAATCCTTATAAGTCATTATATTTCCCTCCCTACCATAGTTTCTATAGTTTTCAATGTTCGAGTAGTAAGTAAATCAAAACCTTTTTGATCATTATCTTCTAAGGTTTTATTGTGCATAGCTCTTTCTCCTTCTAGCTCTAAGCCAAACTTCTTGACATCATTGGCTAGAATGTCAGTTACCAACCAGCCATTTAACATATCATCTTCAATAACAGCATTCAAACTTTCATCATTATAAGCAAATGATTTAGTGGAATGAAGTTCATATGTATCTCTGGCTGTGTTAAATAATAGTAACAAAGTATTATTAGATGCAGCGAGTACTCGTTCAAAAAGATTACATATGTTAACAGGCTTTAAATATGGATGTGTTCTTAAGAAAGTATTCATATTTACACCTACCTTCACTGATTTAATTATAACAAAAAAGGAAGAGATAGTCTATATCTCCTCCTGATGTGATCTCTTATTAAACAGTTTCGGCAGCGTTGATGAATGCAGCATGTGACTTCCATGCATCAATATACATATCAGCATATTTAGTCATGATACCTTCATAGATTTCAGAACCATCTCTTCTTTCTAATACTTGATGATTTCCAGAAGTGATCCATCCGAATTCTTTTCTTACTAATTCACCAATCTTGTCAGTGTCTAGTAAGTAAACATTTTTATCTCTAGAATATTTATCTTTGTATAAAGTATAAGTATCAAACTTAATATCTTTTCTACCTAAATTGAATCCAGTGTTTCCACTATCAATCATATATTCTTTAAATTGATATAATGATTTTTCAATTGTAGAGATAATCTTGTGGTTAGATGCTACTAACTTAACGCTAGAATCATCAGCACAACTTACTTCGATATGGTCTGCCATATCTCTTAATTTAGATTCTGTTAATAGAGTATTATTTAAATCTTGAACTGTGCAGTTTAATGTTTTATAAACATTTCTATCTACACCAAAGATATTATTATTTTGAGTAATAACGATATCTTGTAAACCAGTATATTCTGGAACGATAGCTGCAGATTTATTTAATTGTCTACTAAATACTTTAGATCCGTTAACAACATCAGCTAAAGCTTTACCAGTAGCATAGTCTTGTACTAATACAATAACTCTTTCTGATCCAACAGCATCATTATATTTTTGCCATACTTTACCTTGAGCGATTATAGAATCGTCAGTAGCATCAGCAAAGGCAACACCCATACCTGGTAAGATTGATAAGCTGTTTCCAACTTTACAATCAACTAAATCAGTTGCCATTACATTTCCTGAAGCACTAGCTGCAGTAGTAGTAACATCTGAGATAGTTCCAATTAAACCAGATTTAGAACCATATGTAAATCTGTTAATTGTATGTTTTAATGACATATTCATTCTTCCTAAAGAATCATTTAATACATCAAAGATAGAACCATCAGTAGTTCCTTTTAAGATAGTTTCGTCAGTAATTGCGAAAATACCCATTAGCTTAGTAGTGTCGAATTGAGCTTCAACAGTTTCAGCTGCATTAGTGTAATCATTTACACCTAATACATAAGTGTCGTTACCGTTTCCTAACATACGAATGTTATCAGTAACACCAAGAGCAAAACTCTTAGTACGATATTTACCTGTTAAAGTATCTTTCTTTAATTTATTAATTAACGCTTCCATTGTATTGAATTCGTTTTGTAATCCATCAGTGTATTCAATCTTAAGGAAGTCTTCTAATGATGCTTTAACATTAACATTATTATATTGTATCATAGCGATACCTCCTATTCAAATTTAGATGAATCTAAGTTAAATAGTTTAGTCTTAAAGGCGTTCATTGCTTCTCTTGTATTTTGTACTGTAGGTGGTTTTACTTCAGGAGCTCCACCAGCATTAACATCATCACTAGTCATTGTTCTATTTACCATAGAGCTTAGTTCCTTACGGAATGCTTCTTGATCAGCTAGACTAGCTTCTTCTTTTTTATCTTCAACTTTTGGTTCTTCCTTTACTGGATTAATTACTTTATGGATTGGATGCTCTGCATTTTGCATTGCTCTACCATATAGTAATGAGAAAGAATCAATGATGTATCTTACTGATACATTCTTTTCATTCATATATAATTTTAAGAAGTTATTTAATTCATCAGCTAAACAATCATAAACTTCTTTACCTACTTGTGAGATAATTTCAGTTACAGCTTGTTCAGTGTAATCTTCTCTTCTTTTCTTTTGGAAGTATTCAGTAATCTCTGGTGCAATAGCAGGTGCAGCATTTGTTGCAGCCTTTACTGTATCCATTTGATTCTCTAAGCTTTTAGCTTTAGCTTCCAATTTAGTTATATATGAGTTTTGGTTTGATCTTTGATTTTCTAAATCTTGGATCTTCTTTTCAGCTTCCTTTGCTTTAGCTTCTGCTTCAGCAATCTTAGCTTGCATTTCTTCTTCAGTCATAGTATCTCCTCCTTAATATGCTGTACTATGTAATCCTTGGCTCTTATGAGCTGTAATTATAATAACGCCTTGGCATTCTCGTAGACACCTTTATTAGAAGTATCTTGTTTGAACTTAGAGTGTTCCTCGATATGCTTTTTCATACTCTCCTGAACATATTCATAAAGCTCTGGATCACTCTTTTTCAAGCTTCTTACTTGTGCAGATAATCTAAACACTGTGTGTTCTAAGATATGTTGTTCATGATTATCATAATCATGTACTTCAATATCTATCTTATCTAACAAGTCTTGTTGCTCATCACGAATACAATCGTGGTTAGCTCTTTCAATTGGATCTAGAGTATCTTTTAGATATCCTGAATTCAAGGAATCTAATATCTCTAATTTGGTGATATATGATAAACCACCTTGAGGATTATACACACCCAAATTTGAGGCTTGCGTCATTTTTAATTGACGAGCTTGATCTGATTGCATCAGGAATTCCCTGTTTACAATTTCTAGATTCTCTGGATCTATTCCTCTTAAGTTATATTTTAGCATATAACTGTCTAATTTAGCAAGTTTCAAGACATCTCTCAACTTACTCTCTCTATCTAACTCAGTGTAAAGTACATGTCTGAATAGTCTTACCATGCATCCTGAGATAGAATCAATAGCATTAGTTAACTTATTTTGGTCTGCTTCGCCAATCTTATCTGCTACGCCATCAGTTCTAACAGAACTCTTTGACATACCATATGCTGATATTTGTGATAGACCTGCAGTAACTAACATGTCTTCCTCAATAGATTTAAGATAATTAGTTATCTCTGTACCTATTTGAGCTTTAACTACTGGTTCTGGTTTCTTAGCATTACGCTTTAAATGTATGAATTGTCCTGGCTTATTAGTAATAGCATTAGGATTAACTAAAGTGTTTTGCCATACATACATTTGACCAATAGATAAATGATTTATATGTTCTAGTAATCTATTCTTAATACTATTGTAAGTATCTTGAATAGGAATGATTTGACTATAAACTGTAACACTAACTAAATGATTAGGTACTGTTTGTAAGTTTAAGAAGTCAAATGGTATTTCTCTTTTACCATTAGAATTATTATATGGAAGATCTCCTTGATATAATATTTCATCATTGATAAATAACATATAATGACCATTAGGATAAATAGCATCTGGTTTACGATAATATTCATAAACATATGCATATTTATTTTGTTCAAATCTGTTACTATCAGAATATCTTACATCAGCTAAGAAATATCTAGGATCTATTTGTTCAGGCTTAGCCTCAAATCCCCATCTCTTTCTAATGTATTCAAGTGAGAACATTCTTCTATGAACAAGTTCATTAATATCTTCCATAGATTCAACAGCAAGTGAATCAACTAAGATTTCATGCATTGGTATAACATCAATGAATACTCTACCTTCTCTAATGCTTCTCTTTGCATTTGCTTTAAAATCTTTATCACTAGGCTTTTTGATAGTAATATCTCTAACTTCAATCTCATCACCTTTAGACCAATCAATACCTGTCTTGAACCATACAAGTCCAAAGACATCTGCTTGTTGTACAGCCTTTTGATATTTATCATCAAAGTGAATATCTTTTCTAAATGCTTCTAGGAATTTATTTCCTTCAACTGCATTAGTTACAGATTCTTCTCTGTTGTCTGTACCTCTAAATCCTGTAATAGGTTGGTTTTGAGAAAGGATACCATATCTAGTTAAATAGATAGGTAACATTCTGTTAAATACTTTTCTCTCTAAGTATAAACTATTGTGAGTCTTCATACCCTCAATAGCAAGAATTCTATCATTGATGCGTCTGTATTGCATACCTTGAATATAAGCCTTATTGAGTTCACCAGATAAAACGAATGGTCTTAATCTTAAGTCTGCATCGTTAACAAATGAATGAACTCTGTTTAATAATTCTCTATTACCGTTAACCATTATAGATCAGCGTTCTCTTCTTTGAATTGATCAACATCAAATTCATGAGGATTAAAATAATTATCCTCACCATTGGCTTCATTCAAAATATCTTCAACGCTTGTTCCTTGATTACCTGTATTGGTAACCATATCAGTCTGTGGAGTTTCTAAATTAATAGAACCAAGCACATCACTTATGATGCATACTTGTCTTTTATTTACTTCACTAAACAATAATAAGAAATTATATAGGACTATAGATATACATGTTATAGCAATACCAAGTAACACACCCATGATTATAATAACTATTAATAGCATTATTAATGGATCCATGTTTTACCTCCTATTTTTTCTTAGTAGTTTTCTTCTCTTCCTTTACTGGAATTTCAGCTTCTTCAAACACTACTGGTTCTTCTACTGATTCCTTAGCTGTTTCTTCAACAGTTTCTTCAGCAACTTCTTCAGTTGGTTCTTCTACTTCTGGAGTTTCAACTTCTTCAGTTGATTCTTCAGGAGTTTCTTCAGCTGGTGCTTCTTCAGCAACAACTGGTTCAGCAGTTTCTTCAACTACTTCTTTCTTCTCTGCTTTTCTAGCATCAGAAATTTTTAATTCAAGAACTTCTTCTAAATAATCTTTGCTATCTAAGATAGCTTGTCTTAAGATTTTGGAATTGAAGAACATCTTTGAACCCATAAATTCTTCATGTAAGAAAGCTATATCTCCTCTACTATATTCAGGACCAAATGGTACACCTGGAATAAAAGTAGCAGAAGATGGATCAGAGAATGTCTTTTCTGTTGGTTTAAATACAAACATAATTTATTCCTCCTTATAGTTAAATTATAGCATTAAAAGTAATCTTCTTCAATAGATACACCAAAGAAGGGTTCTTCAGCCATAGCATCTAATTCCTCTTCTTCATCATCTAGTTTTCTTTGAAGCTTAGTTCTAGTATCAACTTCTACATCATCAAAGCCTATAGGAGCAATGTCACTTGAGTAGAATACTAGGAATAAACCATATGCATCTAGTGCATGGTCAAGACAACCTTTAGCTATTTGTCCTACATTTATATCATCATATACTGCATTGTCAAATTCATTTAATAGATTTGTACACAATCTAGATATTCTAAATATAGGAACACCATCAGCTCCTACTAATTGAGTAGCTGAATGTAATTTGTCATAACGCATTTCAACTTTACCTTTACCTGAATCAACACCTATAGGGTTTAAACCATAGTACTCAAATACATCTGATTTCATTTCTCCTATAACTCTACCTGAATCATCACGATATCTATCTCCGTTACGATACATATCATGTGGTAATAGTGTAGCTGTTATGTTATAACCTTTACTTTGTTCTTTAATTTCTTTTACGAAATCTTCAAATATTAATTCTTGTCCATACATTTCTTTAAATGATATTACTCTTCCATCAGGGAATACTGCATGCCATATAGCAGAATGGTATGAAGGTTTATAACCCCAGTCAATAGATATATAGATGTCTGTTAACTCTGGGTTTTTATCTACTTCAGAGAATGCCAACTTAGGATCAAGTATAGCTTCTTCTTTAACATCAAACATTCTACCAGCTACTACATCCCAGTTACCATAAAGATCCATTTGTTTTCTATAATCATCTTGCATTTCTAGCATTGCTGCATAAGATGCATTTAAGAATGGATTATCTTTATATGATGCTGGTATGAATCTAACAGTTACTTTAATATCACCTTTAGCTGTATGCATCATTTCTACATGGTCTTTAGTTTCAATAGGAGCATTTGTTACAGGGTCATAAGATACAACAGTAGTATCAATAAATCTTCTTTTAACCCATTTATGTCCTCTACCTCCAGGGTTACAACCTAATACTACCTTAGTAGGTATTCTTAATGTTTTACCTGTATAAGGATTTGTTTGAACTGTAGAACGAACTGTAGATAACAAGTAATTAAATGTTCTTTCATCTTGCTTAGTAACTTCATCAATAGCAAGATAATGAAATTCCCAACCTTGTTTACTTACTGCTTCTCTATAGTCAGCAACTCTTTGAAGAGTAATGTAACTACCATTAGGGAATATAATTGAACGAGATGGATACCAACTACTTGACTTTTCTCTGTAGTCATAGATTTGTTGACCATCTACTTTTTGTGGAAACAATGTAGGTAATTTATCTAGGAACGATTGTTTAACAGCATCAAGGTTTTCACGGATGATACAACATTTAGCTCCTGGATATGTGGTACAGAACATGAAGGCATCAGCGAGAATACCCGCTGATTTACCTCCACCTCTTGAACCACCATACAATGTTATGGATATCTCATCAAAGCTAACTGGTGCATTATGTAGCATCAATTGCTTTGCATGAGGTTGATATGTTGGTGTGACCATTACAGTTGCCATTAGCTAACCTTCTTTCTCTTTTGATAATCACTTAGATTATTGTAATAAGGATTATTTATATAAGATTCTTCTTGGTCTAATAATTTAACAGGACCTTGATTCTTATTCTTATTGTATGTGTTTAGTGATTGAGTTTCATTATAATCATTCTTCCATACACCCATTTGAGGTGATACTTCAACATTAATCTTGTTAATAGAACCATAAGGCTTATTGAATTGTACTTTTTTATTATTGTATCCATTATTAGGATAGTAAGTTACATAAGGTGCTTTCTTAGGATAGTATGACTTAGGATAACTTGAACCACTACCAGAATAAGTCTTGTTATAATACTTAGTTCTCTTTGGTAAGTATACAGATGTTGATTTCTTATTAGGGAACAACTCTTGTAGTAATGGATAGAATTCATTTTCATATTGGATTGCTCTTAATAAGTCTTTATATTCTTTAGAATTTAAAGTATTAAAGTATGCTTGCTTATCTGTAAGTGATTCTAATTTTCTTACAATAGAATGATTATTTAATACACTCTTAATTGTAGTTTCACTTACTCCATTATTGTATTGAGAAATAATGTAAGCATATACAGTAGCAGGTTCAACTTTATTCTTTAACATTTTCTTAAGCATGTTATTCATCTCTTGATAATCATCTTTGTTATAAGAACCATATCTAGATTTAGTATTTCTAATTCTTTCCATTGAATCTGCTTCAATATAATCTTCTACCTCATCACTATATGTACCATCAGATAGTTTATATTTATAATTCTTTAAGTCTGTTAATCTATTGTAATAGTTTGTAGTATCTTTTTTATAAGTCTTTTGATTTCCAAGGCTTGATGCAATACCTCTTCTAGCTCCCTTCATTAAAGAACTAGTAAATGTAGAGTCATCAGAGTACTTGTCAAACTTATACTGATCTACAATTGAGTTCGCTGTATTAGAACCTATTACAAATCCTAATACTTTTCTCATTCCGTTTTCAATTCTATCATATTGATATTTAGTGTTCATTAATGAACTTCCATAGATATCATATCCTGACATAACTTCAACTGGAACTTTAATTGCTGGATTTAAATGAGATGTAATATTTGTATTAACAGCACCAAATATCTTTTCCAATAATGTTTTATTATATGGATTAGTAAATGGTTCAATAAACATACTATTAACATTCTCTACAGGATTCATAGATGAACCTGACTTTTGTGGAGAACCACTAATTACAGTACCAACTAAATCTATTGTAGATAATTCTTTAACCATCTTATCTTTTTCATCTTCTTCTATTCCGAATAGATCACAAATCCAAGATGTTATTAACATAGATAATCCTGTAATACCAGCTAATCCCATACTAGGAACTGCTGCAGTTTTTATCCATTGATCTGCATTATCAGAAGTAAATCCTTCCTTAAATAATTTTCCAAGGGACATACCATAAGCACCCATTGTTCTTGCAAAGTTCATAGGGAATGTTGCATATAGCATTAATCCACTTGTTTTCTTAGATAATTCTGGGAAGCCTCCTGGTGAACCTAACATGTAATCCATTACCATCATTGCTTTATCTGCATTATTATCTAATGAATCAATAGCGTCTTTAGCAAAGTACATTGGACCATAGTTTGGTTTACCATTATCAAAGGATTCTTTTGCTGCAAGATATATAGCATATCTTCCTAAATGGTTTTGGAATTCTAATGGATCTGTTAGAGTATTTAATACTCTCATAACTTTATCTGGTCCAGAAATATCCTCACTGAATGTAACAGGATCTTTACCAGTTAATCCAATAGGTTGTCCTTCACGCATCATATATTCTTTAAGTTCATCACTCATTTGAGTTCCTTTAGATTGGAATGCTGCAAGTAATTCTCTTCTTGCTGGTCCCATATATTTAATAGTATTAGGGTCATACATAATACCCATACTATAATCGAAACCTGTGAATGATATTAATCTATTTAATATCTTAGAAGGTAAGGCCATTTGTAATGCAGAAGACCATTTAGAGATTTCCTTTAATGTCTTCATTGTATTATTAGGAATCTTAGTAGTATAGATATGGGATTCTAAATGATCAGCAATATCATTTCTCATTAAGTAAATATCTCCACTTATAATCTTTTCTAAGATGAATTGATTCCACATAGTATCATTATAACTATTATAAGATATTTCCATGTTCTCAACTAAGTTAGCCATTGAAGAAGAACTCCAAGGATTAACTACTCCACCTTTAACATATTTTTGACCATAAGCATTTACCAATGAATAACCATCTTGCTTTAATGCCTCAATGTAAGAACCCATTCTATTAGCAAAGTCTGTACTAGATTGAATCATTGATTGACCAATTAACATCTTAGCATAATAGAAATTAGCTATAGTCTTTGCTGAGTTCTTAACTTCTAGTGTTTCATTAGAATCATTAGCAACTCTTTCAAAGTCTGTATAAGATCTTAAGTCTGATCTATTTGTAGTTTCTATAAATTTATCTATTAATAAATCTAATCTCATATCAACTTTAGAATACATATCTCTGTATTGTTTAAATGTAGTTTTATCTACACCGGTTGCAAATTCCATACCAGTTAAATCATTTATAACATTTAGAGTTTGTTCTTGAATTTCTTTAGCAGCTGGATTATCTCTTAAGTATGTTTTGTCATCTGATTCAGAAACAACTTTATCTAATAAGTTACTTACACCATCTAGTAAAGTATCATTCTTTAACATATCTCCATTTATTAGAGTATCTTTAATTACTTTTGCTGAATGCATCTTAGATAATTCTTTGATAATAGATTCTGATGAATTCCATAAATCAAATTCTAATGTTGATGCTTGTTTATTTTCTTGAGATACAGGATTAAATCTTTGTAATCCTAAAGCATTCTTTATAGCAGAAGCTGCCTTTGCTTGATTATAAGACTTACTTGTAGATTTATATGGAGCAATCATACCCATCAAACAATGTTCTAATGGTTCTCCTGTTTCCTTTGAAACCATAGCACTTAAATTCTTTAATGATTCTAAGTGTTGTTTGAATGCTGCTCCGACTTCTGGATACATTTGATCAAAGTGTTGTAGCTTTTCAGCAACTTCATTTAGATTATTATATCCATGGTATTTTAAAGCCTCATTAATTGAACTGTCTTCTCTGGCATTAAATAGTGCTTGGCAAACAGTATATTCTTTTATTTCATTATCTGACATTCTAGACATAGCTATTTGTTTAAAGTTATTTAATATTGCCATTGGTTCTTGTTCAATATATAGAGCACCGGCAGATTGATTCTTCATCGCTACTGTAAGCTCAGCACCAAGCTCTGTATCTTCTTTAAGTCCTTGTCTACCCCAAACACTCTTCTCTAGAACAGATTCTTCTCCACCTGATAATATTCTAGCAGGAGCTATTTTAGATTCTGTATTATAATCAGAAACTTTAAAATTGTCTTTTACTTCTCCTGTTCTTTCATCAATTAAATCATTCTTTAATGATGAATATATGTTATCAAGTTCTTTATCATATTTCTTAGTAGACATTCTGTATCTATCTTTATTAATATTCTCATCTAATGCTTTAGCATCAAGTGTTTCACTGTTAACTCTAGAATTTCTTAAAGCATTATATGTTGAATAATTCCATACAGTATTCTTTGTTTGTTGTTGTAGTTCTTTAAGAGTACCAGTTATAGGAACATTCTTACTTAATACAATGTTTGGTTTTCCATCATCTCCCCATTGAACTGCAAGATGACTATCATAAATTTGATATAACTTTTTAGAATCAGATAAATCTAATCTCTTTTGTTCAATAGTATCAGTAGGATTTAAATTTTGTAATTGATATAACATCATTGCTACTTTAGCATAGTTACCTTTTAAATCTGTTTCTCCTGATATCATTAAGTTAATTAATTCTGGAGATATACCTTGTTGTCTAGTATTATTAACTTCCTTTGTTTCTGGTTCAGTTAATGAAACTTCAACCGGTCTATAACCAAGTCTATCTGCTTTATTTGTTACAAGACCTGTCTTTCTACTTTGAGATTGTGGAATGAATTTTTGTAATTCATTATCTTGAGTAGTATATTTAGAACTCCAGTTTCTGAAATTATTTTCCATATTTGCTGTATTCTCTACAAATGTAGAATAAGGTAATAAACCTTGCTTATACATTTCTTTTACTTTATAAGAGTTGATACTTGAAACACCACCATTTAATAATGTGAAGAAATCATATGGTGATAAATAGTAATCTTCATGATTAGTCATACCCTTACCAACATTCATTTCATCAGGACTTAAATGTACTGTTCTACCTTTATAAGTGCTTAAGTTAGTAGAACCATCAGCATTCATATTTGTTTGTGATGTTATATCATTCTTACTATAAGCTCCAAATGGATCAGTTCCCTCAGCTCTTGATCTTCCATAATCACCTAACAATGCAAGTCCTGCTTCACTAAATAATCTCTCACCTATAGGATCATCAATCTTATCTTTAAACTTTAATCCTAATGTGTAAGCGATACTTGTATATTTATCTGTAGCAAGATACATGTTATTAGTTAAATTATGTCTAAGTTTATTAGCATCCATTGTTGTATGGAAAGCATCTTGTAATTCTTTATCAGTTAATCTGTTAATTATATAGGATATCTTAGCTCTGTTGTATACTCCAAGGAAGTTTTCGTTTTGTACATCCTTATAAGGTTTCCATACAGAGTTTCTTAAATCTGCATAATCTTCTGGATTTGTAACTAACTTACCATCTTCTATCTTACCACCAAACATAAAGAAACTATTTATTGTATTAGCATTCATTACAACATGTAATGCATCTACATTTCTTTCTCTATCTTTTTCCCAAGCATGTGTATCTTCTACAATCTTAGGTGTGGCTTCAGTATAGAATCCATAAGCAGTTATTTTCTTTCCATTAGAATCTCTTAATGTGATAGCAGTTTCTGTAGTATCCATAGCTTTATTACTTCCGATAGATAGCTTAGAAGGATCTGGTTTATTTAATAGGATAGATACATCAGCGTCAGTAGAGAATGTACCATTAACTACACCTTTACCTCCGATATCTGTTGCAATCTTGTAACCATTATCCAAGAAATCTATTTGTTGTACATAAACTGTATTTCCTTTAGCACCTGCTATTCTAGATAATCTATTAAGTGTCATAGGATTTTTACCAGTAGTAATTTTTGTACCAGCTTTATAATATTTTCCTATTTCTAAATTAGCTAGTTTATCTTTAGGACCTATAGTATATTTCTTTAAAGTATATCCTGCTAATTGATTTTCTTTATCTTTGCCTTTGTTATTTATTAATACAGTATCTTCACCAATACCAATAGGGGTTTCAGATTTACCATAGTGTGTTATAACAAATGCTTTTACAGGTTTTGAATCTCTAAAGATATTTTTATTATAAGAATCACTATTATCTGTAACAAGTTTATTGATTAAAGAATTTAAGTTATAATCAACAGCTTGACCATATAAACTATTATCACTTGGTAAATAGAATTGTGTCTTAGCTAGTTCATTATATAACTCAATATTCTTTTGAGTAGCCTTAATTCTATCTTGCATTATTGCATATTGTTGTATCATTTTGTCTGACATTAATGCTTCATTTAATCCTGTAGGGTCCATAGAAGTTAATTGAGCTTCTTCAATTCTTCTTAACATTTGATCATACTTATTAAATGCTGCAGATATATAGCCATTCTCTAAATCCTTAGTCATTTCATTGATACTAGGCTTCATTATATTTTCAATGTCTGAATAATAAGGAGAGCCCTTATAAGATTTTGAAACAGCTTCAATTATTCTATCTCCTAAGCCATCTATAAGTTCTTTGTTATTAGGATCAATATTATCAAAGTATTTAGCTACTGTGTTAGAACCATAGATACCTGCTGCTAATAAATCTGTCCATGCATTATTAATAGTTTTATTTTTTAATTTATTAATAGCATATTTTTCATTAACACCTGTTGTTTGGTCAATAAAGTTATATAAGTATTTATTAACTAACTGACTATCTTCTGCTCTTAATCTTTCTTGACCAGAGAATGTAACAGGTACACTATATGTTTTACCATTTAAAGTTACTTCTCTATTAGTATCAGAAGCATAGATAGCAGGGTTATTAATATATCTAATAGGTGCAACACTTCCAGTGTCTTCATATAAAGTTTTTTCTACAAAGCCTTTAACTTTGTATTTTCCTTTTTCATCTAACTCAATATCAAAGTCTGTTGCTACTAACCATAAGTCTTTTAAAACTTTTTTGATATCTGCTTCTGGATAATTCTTAGCTATATAATCTGTAAACTCTTCTGTTTTATCTAAGAATGTTTTTTCATTAGGTATTATACCTTTCTCTAATAAAGCATCAGCATCTTTACAAAGCTTTATGATTTGTTCATCTTTACCTATAGTATTAATAATTAAATTCTTTTCTTTATAACCATCATAGTAAACACCATTAGATCTTAAATAATCTAAGACATTCTCTTGAATATTATGAACTTTATATTTTTCATTTGTATAAAGTTTTAATACATCTTGAGTGTAATCTTCTGGTTTTAATAGAATTAAGTGGTCACCATCGAAGTCACGAGAACCTAGAGTTTCAATAACTGTTTCTGGTACTAACATATAATTACCTTTTAGAGTTGTATCGACTACTATTCTTCTTGGTAAGATCTTATCATTAGCATCTGCTGGATGAATTAATAATTGTGAATATAACTCAGCATCTTTAATTGGATCATATTCTCTGCCCATTAAGTTTCTAAATTGATTTGGAGATAATACTACCATAGATGAATCTGCAACAACAGCATTATTTGCTCCTGTATTTATTTCTTTACCAACAGGTAATGCATCAATAAGATCATATAAACCTTTTTTAGATTGAGCAATTACTGCATCTACATCTCCATAGTTATTTCTTAAATAATCCATGTACATATTTGATATCTTAGTATTTATTAGTTTTATATCATTACCTAATAAATCTTTAGGATTTACCCCATTTCTGAATGAACATATAGTAGCCATATCAGAAAGGAAGTCTTGTTCATCAGCAGTATTTGAGAATCTTAATGCCTTAGTAATTTCATGGAATGTATCTACAAAGTCTTTATTATTCTTTAAAGCTTTATATTTTTGGAATTGTTTTGGATCAAGATCTTTATCTTTATAAGGATCTGTATCAAACAACTTATATGTAGCAACCTCATCTTCTATTTGAGAAGGGTCTATACCAAGGTTAGTCATGATTCTTTCTACTCTAGCTTCATTACCTAAAGTTTCTAATAATGAATTCATATCTGTACCAGAACTCTTCATTTCAATTCTTATAGCATTTATGAATTTATCTTTAGGAATATCATTAGCTTTTGCATATGACCATAACTTATTTATTACTAATTGTTTATTATCTGATAAAGATTGTAATGCTTTAGAAGATAAGTAGTTATCCATAACTTGTTGATCTTTAATAGCATAAGCAGTAGCTGCATATCTTTTATTCATCATGTATTCAAAGATATCAGTAGCAGCTGTCACAGTATCTGTAGTTATAGATTTATCATAATCAAAGTAATCTTTAAGACTAGGTTGTTTTAGTTGAGCATCCTTAATCTTATCATCTACTTTTCTTAATACTGACTCTAATTGATCATCACTAAGTTTAATATTGTTTTCATCTAATGTTTTCTTTAAATCTAAATATAAGAAATCTCTTATGGATTTAAGATTAAATGTTGCATTTACAACTTTAGCAAACATATCTTGTGTAACATCAGCATCATATAAACCTGAGTGAGCTCCTTGGTTAATAAGTTCAAATTCCTCAGCTCTTATATCTTTTTTACCACTGTTCTTTGTTTCTATAGCTTGTGAGTTATCACTTAGTGTTTTAACATCCACATGTGTGAATTTAGATAATAGTTCATCATCAAACATATTACCTGTTTTCATCCAAGGTACATCGGCTTCTGTTGTATTATATCCTAATAAGATACTTCCTTCTTTTGCATATTCATTAAAGAACTCTTTTACTTCAGAAGGTTTTAGATATAGAGTTGAATCATCTATATGATCATAAATGTTTTTATACATTTCTACAGTATCTCTGTAACCTTTATTATCTTTATAGAAGCTACTATTAAAGTCAATGTTATCTTTAATCCATTGTTCTCTTAATTTTGTTTTAGCCGCTTCAGTCATGTTATTAGATTCATAATTAACAAAGATATTATAATGCTTAGTTTCCCAACCATCTTTAGTTCTTGTTTTAACATTAACACCTATATTGAATACTCCTTCATCATAATCTTTAGCATCCATCTTTAAGGATGTTTCTGTATCGAAAGATACAATAGTGTTGTACTTTGATTGAATTGTATTATCATCAAAGCTCTTTACTAAATCTAATAATTCTTTTGTGTTAAGTCTTGCAGGCTTATCATTATCATAATTAATAGTAAAGCCATCTTTAAGATCATTTGATTCATATTCTTTTTTCATATCTAATAGAGATCTATCTCTGACTAAGAAATCTATTGTAGGAGCATCCTCTTTATCTACTAAAGATTTTAAAATTAATCTTTCAGCTTGTTCTTGAGGTGTGTAGTTCTTTCCATCTTCTTCAATTAGATTAATAGCATTCTTGATGTCAGTAACTAATTGTCTTCTTTCAGGTGTCATATTGTCTATGTTACCTAAACCGTAAGATAAATTAACTAAAGACCTTACTGCCTTATTATTAGTTCTGTATTCATCTACAGTATCTATACTATTTTCAACAGCATCTCTAACAGCACTATTCATTGTTACAGGATCTCCATCTTTCATTAGGTTGAAGAATTCTCCTTTAGATATATGAGCAACTTCAGCTCTTTCTCTAAAGATATCATAGATTCTTCTATTTCTTTGAATAGATGAAAGATTGTCTACAGGAACTTTATTAAGAAGTTCTTGAACTCTTTCTGGGTTAATATTACCCCCAAAGATATCTTGTTCTAGTTGTGTAACATCCTTATACTCTGTCCCTCTTCTTAAGTAATAACTATTATCCATAATGAAATGTCTATATAAGTCTGTAACAAAGTCATCAAAGTTTTCATCTAGATTCATATAAGAAAGCTTTAATGCTGCAGTGTTTCCAATATCTTGTGAGTCAGCTTTTATAATAGTACATCCTTTTAGTTCTTCTTTAGCTTTATGTAAATTAAATAATAAATCATTATAATTAGCAGAACTATATTTATCTAATAAGTCTGTATTACCATCTTTTAATGAACCATTCTTAACTATAAAGTAGTTAGCAGTTTCACCGGCATATTCAACACCTTGATGTAAGTTAACAAGTGTTGCAGCAGTGTGCATTAATTCTTCTGTATTAGCATCTTTGAAAGTTTCTTTCAATTCATCAAATGTATTAAGAACTGTTTTCATATGTCCCATAGCATTATGTGCATAAGAATATCTTTCAACATCACTAGCATAAGGAGCAGATGTATATAAGTTTCTATCCTCTAGGATTCCGTTAGTTAATGTATCATAAAATTCATTATCTAATAAATCTTCAGATGTATTAATTAATTTATTAAATGCTTTAGTTTTGTCATCATCTATATCAGCAATAGAGTTTTGAATATATTTAAACATTCTATTATGATCACTATCTAAACCATCTTTAGCATTAATATATTCATCTCCAACTTTAACAGGTAAGGAACCAATGCCAGCATAAGCATCATCTACTAATGAAGGACCATTATTGACTACATGCTTTTGACTAACTTCCATTTGCTTTTGTGCAAGCTTAGTATGTTTCTTGGCTTCTGCAAATATAGAATCTACAACATCATTATACTTAGAACCCCATAGTTCTTTTAGTGTAGGTATTAAAGTTTCTTTTACTTTGAATGAAACATCTCTATTATCCATAGCTTGTTTATAGTTTTCTGCAAGCATATCAGCAACTTCATCTATGTCTTGAATTGGAATGTAACCATCATTACCTATTATACCTTTAAGTAATCTAGTAGGATCATCTTCAACATATTTAGTTACAACATGTTCAGTGAAGAATGCTTGTCTATATTGATTATCTTCTTGAGTCATTATAGATTTAATCATATCAACAGCATCTTGTACTGTCTTCATGTTAACCCAAGCAGTATCACCTTTAACTTCGACATTATCCCAACTACCTAAAGCTGCAGCCATTCTTTCAGAACTTACATAAGTTTCATCTGGATTACCAGCTTTACCTACATAATATCCTGGAATAGTTGATTTACTATTAGGAGTACCATAAACTCTTCTTTCACCATCAGTTATAGGTTCAAAGTAAGCTTTTAATTTGTTAACAAGTTCTGTTGTTACTTTTCCACCATTCTCTGTGATGGAATCTAATAATATATTTCTTGTTGTTTTATTCTTAATTAATATTCTATGATTCTCATATTCAGAACTATCAGATTGATGTGTTAATTCATTGAATGCATCAACATAAAGTTTAGTCATGATATCATAAGGATTTTTAGAAGTCTTAGCATATTCATACCAATCTTCAAATGTTTCATGTGAAACATCTTCTCTTACATATCCAGCACCTTCAATAGGATTGAAATCTCCTTCTTTGTTTATAACTTCATTTAAGAATTTAACATATCTAGAGTTTTCTTCGTCATCCCAAGGCAATCTCATATTAAGGATATCAAATCCTGTTTCTCTATTATGTCCAGGTAACGCTTGTTTTAAACCTTCAGTTGTATGTGTAGCAAATGCATCTATGATACCTTGTTCACCTTGTTCTTTAAGTTCTTGTAATTGTAATGGTATAAGTTTATGAATATTAAAGTTTTCAGAAACTACATAATCCATTACTTTATCTTTAGTTATTCCTGGTTTTAATTCTAAGTAATAAGAATCATTACCATTACTTAAAGTTCTACCAGAAACTTTCCAAATGTTATCTGCATATTTTTTAGAAGTAGCTCTATGACCATCAGCATAATTATTATCTTCTAGCCATTTAACTTCATCTTTAGATAATCTGATATTTGTATAATCAGACTTGAATATATTATCTACTAATAATTCACAAATGAAATAATTCTCTAATTGTGAATTATATTTAACAGGAGAACCTGCTGACTTAGTTAATAAATAAGTTAAGTCTTTACCTGTTTGTCCTGCTAATTTACCAGATAACTTTCTTAAGTTCTCAACATTACCTAACATAGCTTGAGCTATAGGCATTGAGAAATTATATTTACCATCTTTGCTTTTCTCGAAAGGTATTAATTGTAATAATGGAGCTTCCTTTAATGTTAATTGAAGTTTAGGATCAATGTTCTTTAATTCAACTTGATCTAGTATAGCCCTTTCAATATCTATTGTTTGAAGCTTATTACCTTTCATGTCTTCAAAGATTTTATTATTTAAATCATATGTTAACTTACCAATAGTTATAGAACTCTTAGTAGCTAGTTGATCTTTTAATTCCTCTATGTTATTAACTCTAGGAACATTCAATACAACAGTGTTTCCTGTGAAACTCTTTACACCTTTAATGTGTCCAGTTAATTGTTTTATTTCTTGAGGATTCTTTCCTGCTACATCATATCCAAACTCTCTCATGAAATTGATATAGTCTTCAGGATTTGTATCAAGATCAAACATAATTAAACTACTATTTTGTTTAGACCATTGTGTAAGTTTATTCATATCATTATATAAATCTGATTCATATTTAGCATATTCTTTAGCATTTCCTATATTTTTAATGTTAGAAGAACCTACTCTGAATAAATAATCAGTGAAGTCTTGAGTTGTTTTACCTCTGAATGTATTTAAATCAATATAGATTTTATTGCCTTCCATAGTAATTGTTTTACCATTATCATAGATATCATCATATTGTTTAGCAAAGTCTATAATAGATTTATATACATCAGTCTTCTTGAAATCATCTAATGATTCTTCTTTATAGTTTCCAACCTCATATAGATATGCTGCTATATCTTCAGGTTTGCTACCTTCATTTAATCGACTCAAGTCTAAATTCTTTGGGAGCATATTCTTGAATCGATCATCCATTTGGCTTTCAATGAATTTTACTTTACTTGATAGGCTCCCATTTTGAAAAGCTTCAGGGTTTTCCTTAACAGCTTTCATTATCTTATTGTAAGATTCTTCAGATAATTCCCCAGATTTCTTAAGGTCTGTAAATACTTGCATTACTACAGGATCTGTTAAATCTATTTGAGATACTTTATCTTTTTGTACTTTTAATAATACATCAGACATTGTAGTCAAATAATTATATGCTGCAGTTGCTTTTGTATCTTTTACATTCTTTAAATCTACTTTAGCAATATAACCTTTAGCACTTAAGCCTAAGAATATTTCTCCAGCTTGTTTAGGAGTTATGAAAGGTTTATTATTACTATTCTTACCTTCAGATTCAACAGTAGATAACTTATGTAGTATAGAAGATATTACTGCAGTCTTTTGTCCTTCAGTAACATTAGTATCCATTAAACCTTTTGATAAGTTATTAATAATTTCAATCTTATCTGCTTTAGATGCTTTAGTAGTTAAAGCTAATATAGATTGATGGATTAAAGTATTTACTGTAGAAGTATTTAAATAATCTATTTGATCAAAGTATGGTTGAACTTTATAAACTACTTCACCATTTAAATCAATCTTTTGTAAGTAACCTAAGTCTGCAGAAATGTCTAATGCAATTTCATTAGCTTTATAATCTTGAGTTCTTTCTCCAGAGTTTGGTAAGTATAAGTATTGATTATTAGCAGCAGTAGGATCTTGTTCTTTAAGTTTCTCAAATAAAGCTTCATTCTTTTTAGCCATTGTATAACCTGTTTGAGAAATTAAATCTTTACCACTAACTTTATCTCCAATAACTTCTTGAGCTTTCTTAATATAATTTTCATACTCTTGTCCAACTATTACATTCTTTAATTGTTCAATAGTTGCATCAAAGGAACTATTCTTAACTTCTTGAGCTTGGAATGTTTTCTTATCTCCAGATACTCCTGTTAAGAAGTCTGCTCCTCTCTTTATAGATTTTAAAGGAGAAGTAAATACAGATATTAAGGAAGGTTTTTCAAAGTCAGCTGGGTTAGAATATTTTTCAATACGGGCTAACTTAGAAGCATATATTAATTCTGCATTCTTATAAATTTCTTTTAATCTATCTCTTTCTGCTGTGATTCTAGATTCATCTAATACTTCTCTTAATATCTTAGGAACATCTTCTCCAGGTTTCTTTAACCCTTCAGATAATTGATCCATAGCATATAAGATCTTTCCTTCATAGGATACAGCATCAGGAGCTTGTTCTAAATCTCTAATATATTTATTTTTAACTTCTATTAATGCAGCTTGTTTCTCACCTTTAGCATTAGCTATTTCAGAATCAAACTTAGAAAGTAATTGTGTATGAGATCTACCAATAGTTTCTAGTCCTGCATTCCATTCTTTTATTTGGCTTCGTGTTGAATACCATAAAGTATTAATTGCAGAACGAGCAACATTCTCAAAGCTTAAACCTTCACCAACTGCTTTAGCAATATTGAAGTCTTTAAGTTTACCATTCTCATCTAATCCAGATAAACCTGAGATAGAACCTGTTAACATATTACCTGCAAAGTCTGCAGCTGAGTTAAATGCAATAACACCTGCTCTAGATAGTAAGTATTTCTTTAATGTACCTTTAACATTATTACTTAGTTCTTGTTTTAAACCTTCACTAGTTTTTTGAGTAATTAATCTGTGTACTTGTTTTGCCCAAGCTTTTTGAGCAGTATCACTAAATACTCCAGCATCTCTACCAAAGTATGCTTGGAATTGATTATCATCCATACCACCAGATATGAATGTATCAATAGCTAAGTTAATACTATTAGTAACTACCGATCTTTTAAATATATCTAAATCACTTGCACCTTCTTCATATAAGTGTGCAGTTGTAATATTCTTTCTTGTATCATTAAGCATGTTCTTAGAGTTTGCTACGAAAGCAGCTCCGAATCTTCTACCCCATACTTGAAGGTTTGCACTCTTCCAATTTCCAGCTAATAAGTCTTTAGTGGCATTAATTGGACCATGTGCCATAGCACCTGTATTAGTACCAATGTTACCTGTTTGCCATTTAAGTACTGTACCAGTTCCTTTAACTATCTTACCTCCGATAGTATGACCAGATGCTTCTAATCTTTGACCCCATCCCATTAGACCTGTACCTTTTGTTGCGGCAGATGTTGCAGTACCTGCATCACCAACTGCACCTATGATACCTGCTAATGTCATAGTACCAGCGATTGTACCAGCCATTGAACCAATGAAGTTAGCTACATCTTGTCCTGATACAGATGAGTCTAGGTCAACATAACCTGTGTCAACTAACCAAGGTACATCATCATTAAGCCAACCATCAAAGCTATTAGACCATTCAAAGAAGTCATCACTATCTATGCCATCCCAGAATCCTGCATCTCCTCCGAAGACTGCTGATATAGGAACTGCTGATTCAATAGTGTTTAATGCAATTAGTCCTAGGTCTGCAATACCAGTAAATACCTTAGCAAATCCTGATGATGCAGATCTACCAAAGGAAACTAATCCATTATTATTTAAATCTATTCCTTCGAATGAACCATCTGCTTTTTGTTTTAATGTTCCATGACCTTCTCCACCTTTACCATCTAGTACATAAAGTTTTCCATCTGTATGTAGATAGTAGTATGTTCCAGTAGAGTCTTGAGTCATTCTTGCTTGTGCAGCGATTGATCCATTATGTAATGCTTTGAAGAAATCCTCATCACTTAAGTTTTCCTTAAAGTTCTCCATTTGTGGAAATAAATTTTGAACTTTATCTGCATCCATGTCATCAATCTCTTTGCCTACAAGGTTAGCAAGCTGAGTTTCTCTAATATCTGAATGTGCATATTGTCCAGCTAATCTAGCTTGGTGATAATTCTCAGCAGCTTGTTTAACTTGTGACATTAAGTAGTTATTAGTAAATGGGTTCGAGAAGTCATTGTTCAAGAACTTATTTTGCCAGTAAGCTACACTAGTTACATCGTAACCCATAGTTGCAAGGATATCTCTACCATATGCTTCCATTAAGGCATCATCATATGAGATTTTTCCCTCGTCTACTTGCTTGAAGATTTGATCATATCTTTCTTGAGCTAGTAGTTCTTCATGTGCATACTCATAACCTGGTAATGGAGAGCCTCCTTGGTTGATGTAGTTTGTGTAAGTATCTGTGTAGTTACCATTTTCGTCCATCAAGTTAAGTTTGGACATTATCTCATCTCTAGTAGTGAACCCATTAGAGAACTCTGATTTCTCTAGGTCTACTGGTTTTGAGATTTTCAATGTAGGTTCTGTGATGGTAGGTATACCAGCAAGAACATTATCCATTGCTTGTTGTCTACTAAAGTTAGATTCCTCTTCTAACTTTGTGACTTGTTTCTCTATTTGGTCCTGTTGTGTTTTGTTCGGAGCAAACCCAAGATTAATATCTGTGGTTGTGTCCGTGTTGATGTTTACTGCCGCTAGGTTATTGTTATCATCCACTTGGATATTACCTAAGCCAGTAATGTCATTAGATTTCATATATTTCCTCCTTCCACTCTCGGTGGTCATTTGGATTACCATCCAATTAAATTATATCATTTCTTTGTCTTCTTGGCTATTATACTCTGTATTTGAGCCATGGATAACCAATGTCGTTTTCCGGTCTTATCTGTAAGCCTCCATCTAGGAGTCTTGCGTGATTGGTCTGGTTGTATTTCTCTGTATACTTTACCATCATGATAAAGATAACCCTTGCCGAATGTGATCATGTTAACCTCCTCTCTCTATATATTTAGTATAGCACTTCTGTCCACTGAAGTAAACGAAAAGTGGGAAAAATTGTCCCCATTGGGAAAAATTGTCCCCAGTCCTATAAGTGGGAACGAGAGCCCCAAAATTTTCGTGAGGTGTGCCGAAACGAATATATAATAGGGTAAAGTACCATTTTGATTATAATCTATTATAAATATTCAATAATACTATAGGGGGTAGGTGTTGTGGTTGTTACTATTATAAAGAGTGATGAAAAACACTAACAGAACCAAACAACAACACACAAACTATTATTTTAATAGCCGTATTATAAATATAGTTTCCGTTTCCTTAACAACATAGTATAAAAACCCTAACAAATTATATATTCTAAACGCAGAACCGAGCGAGCGTAGCGAGCGATAAAGCCTCACGGCGTTTGAGTGGCGAACTTTGAATGAGCGTAAGATGATGGCATTAGGAGTCGCAAAGAAAGATTCGCTGAGCTAACGGATGCCCTCTCTGTTCCGAACCCTATCGAGATGGCCGAACTTTGAACGGAAGCGATGGTCAAGACAAGAGGAAACCCGCGATCACTTGATCCAGTAGATGTAGATATCGATTAATGATAGATAAATATTGCTAGTCGATATGTGCACCTAATGGTGTACACCAGGTAGTTCCTGGAAGGTAGTCCGCTGTATTAACAGCAAAGGAAGAGGAGATGATATTATGACTACATTAAAACTAAAGAGAGAATGGTGCTTAGTACTTGGCATCATGATCGGAGGAGCAGCTATGTTAGCTGGTGTGAGTCTAGGTAACTGGCTAGCTACTCAACGAGAGGAGGTGAATCGTGAGTACCACGAGCGTGTGGAAAAGTATGTGAGCTGCATTCGTGAGCAAGACGAAACACGAGGATGGATAATTAGAAGCGAGTGTAGTTCTGATTGGAAGGAACTAGACCGTGAGTCTGGTTTAACTTACCACCAAGTTGGTAGGGATTTATATTTGAACCACGAAAACTAATACGACTATTAAGCGTGTGGACGGTTGTGTGTCGTGTCGTGTGTGTTGCGTGCGTGTGGTGTGCTAAGAACCTGGGAAAAAACGCCCCATTTCCCTGACACGAGTGTAAAGTACACAAGTGTGGACAAATGCGAAATTCAAAATCTGAATCAAGTGTATTAAACTTTTTATTCTTACTAATTTTTCTCAATTATTTTTGAATTTATTAAATGTCCACACTGAGTGGACAAGCTATAAAGCCCCATTCCACCTAGGTTTCTACTATAGTGTACAACAAAAACTACAAAATCTCTCCACACCTGTGGTCCACTAAGCACCCCCCATCCTTATTGGTCCACACCTATGGACAAAATGGGAAAAATTTTCCCACTTTACCACCATAAAGTGTAAAGTAATGGGGACAATCCGCCCCACTAATAGGTTAAGTTACACCTACCAAAAGACAACTAGAAAGGAGAAAGGTATGACAGAAACAGAATACATGGGTTATGTCTATCGTCTACATTTCTTAGAATCTCTTTTAGAACAACCCACCCTACCATCTCATTATACAAGAGAGTCTATAGAAAAAGAGATAAAAGAAATTAGACACAAATTAGGTAGAGATGAATAAGATCTACATTGATATGGATGGTACATTAACACCTTATGATTATGCAGATTATAAAGATGATAAGTGGAAACACCATCCATCTATTTTATGTAAGCCACCTATCATTACAAATATTCCCCCAGACTTTGTGATACTAACATGTGTTGCAACAACAAGGGAAGCTATATTGAAAAAGAGCTGGGCTAAGCATTACTTCCCAAATAACCAATTTATTACTTGCTTCTCATCTAAGTATAAGGAAGTAAACCCTCAAGATTCCATACTGATAGATGATTATAATAAGAATCTGGATGAATGGAAAGCTGCTGGTGGTATACCTATTAAGTTTCTTAATGGTATTAACTCACCTAGAAAAGATATGCTTTGTGTACGAGCAATAGAAGGTACACTAGAAAGATGTGATTTAAATGACAATTATTAATATTTACAATAATAAAAGGAGAAAGACACCATTAATTATTTATCCTATAACTAATTTATTTTTCATGCCTATGGTGTTATCTCATTATTCAAAGAAATATCCTAAAGGAAGAATGGAGGTTACTCATGCGTAAGTTATCTAAGAAACAAAAACAATTTATAGAAAAGAAAGCTAAAGTTCAATCTTCTCTAACTGCTCAAGATAAACTCGAGCTTGAGAAGATGAATGATTATGAAACATTATATCAAGATGCTGATAGATATTTTGATGATATCAGAATCTCTTTAGTGTTTCATCGTGCATTAAATCCTATGCAAGCAAAGATTGGAAAGGAGTGGGATTAATGAAACATACTAGAATATTTATTGGAGTACTTTCTTTACTAGGAAGTATTGGTTGTTTTTATAATTTATTAACAGGCAATGGTGATGTTAGAATTGCTATTCTTTGTATCGCTATTGCTACTGGTTTCTTATTAACTACTAGACAAGATAGAATACTTGACATGAAGTCTGATGCATTCTTACTTATTACTTTATCTAAATGTCTAGATAGATTATCTGATGAACAACAAAAAGAAATAGCTGAAGAAGTTTCAGAAGAATTAAAGAAAGAAGGATTATTATAATGGCTATGGTTACTTATGATGATGAAGGTAATATGTATGTGGATGAAGTTTTTCCAGATGACCCTGTTAGAACTGTGTCTGATAATACATTACTGGATGAATCAACAACAATTATTATTAAAGGACTCTTTGCATGTGCTGAAGAGTCTACATTAATAGATGATTATAAAAAGATTGCTATTAATGTGCATGATCACAATTGTGGTAGGATGATTTATACCTATGTGCCTAAGAGAGCACTTAACTTTTTAGTTAAACACAATCCTTATACTTTTACTGCTCATTACTTTGAGCATCCTACTAGAGTTAAAACTTATACAACTGTGGTTACATCTATATTAGATATGAATGGTAATGAAATTTTATAGGAGGTATTAATATGAAAATTTTTAAATGTCCATTATGTCATGAAACATTAAATGATATTGGAGTAGTTTCTAAAGCTACTCATACATTCAACATTGAGTCTGCAGAATATTCTTCTATAGATAATATAGAGGAAACAATAGAATATTATTGTCCTGCATGTGGAGATACTTTACCTTTCTCCTTCACTGATGATTTTATTAAAGAGGTTGAAGAAGAGAAAAGGTATACTCCATCAGCCTTTGACTTAGAGGATTATATCCCTAAGCATGCAGAGTATATTCCTAAACACATGAAGGAGGATAACGATGACAAGAATATGTAGTGATTGTGGTTTAGAATTCTCTGGCAGAGCTAGTAATATATGTCAAAGATGTTATCAATATTATCGCAGACATCCCGAAGGTAAGTATCCTATACCTGAGGATGGTGTTATTACTTATGCTGACAATGGTGATATAGTCTGCCACGAATGTGGTAAGGCTTATCCTAAGTTAATACAACATGTTTATTATACACATCATATGTCACACAATGAATATTGTGATAAACATAAGTTTTTACATAACACTAAGTTCACAGCTGTGGATTATCAAGATAAGATGAGAACATATTCTACCCTTTATGCTGATAAAGTTATTAAAGATAACTTACTTATTAAGGGGCAGTCGACTAGGTTTATACCTGGTCAAGATGTTTCAGGTCGAGGACATCATATTAAGAAAGGTGGTGATTTAAATGAGGATGAATCCTAATATCTTGAATGAAGGTAATTCTATGGAAGTCTTAGAATATAATGAAGACGAAATGAAAACTATCGTCAGATGTAACAACTGTGGAAAGCCTACACCTTATGGTTCTACTAGAATGTGTAGTGGTTTTGTAGGTTGTGACAATAAGATAATAGTTAATGGTAAAGAAGTTGAATGTTACTTTGGAGATTTATTACCTAGAGTAATGGACTACAAAGAAAATAACTATGCCTTATATATGTCAGGCAAAGTTTATCGTTGGCGTGATAATGCTGACGGTGGTTTGAAAGGAGAATAAATAATGTTACATATGTTTAATGTTCCAATGGCTACTAGAGTTAAGCACAAAGTTAAACACCAACATATTGGTGGTAAGAAAATTCTTATTGAAGGCTGGACTACTATAGGAGATATTATAGATTGTCCAGTGTCACAATTAAATATTGCACAAATTAATTTCATTCAAAGAAGAATTGATTTAATTGCAGATGACTTTTCTGATTCTGTAATTGTTTACTATGGTCATGTCAAAGGCTTAGGTTATCTCGTTGCTGAGGATGAGATTCGTTGCAATAAAATATTTAAAACTATTATTGAGAAAGGAGGTGAATAATATGTTTAAGATTCAACCATCAGCTCATGGATACATAGCTACATTAGAAAAGACTGGTGACAGATATTTCTGTGGTCATATTAAACCTACACAAGGTTATCCTAAGAAAGCTAAGTATCCTTATAAAGCTGATATTAGTTTAATGAAGATGGAACCAGATTCTACTGGTGTTAATCAAATGACATTCCATCGTTTAAGTAGAGGTAATGCTCAAGCTAGAGCTATTATCTCAGCAATAACTCCAGAGTTATGTGCTTATTTAGATAGAGAAGCTGCTATTGCTGCAGCTGTTAAACAAGAAGAGGAAGAAAAGTATACTCTTCTAGAACAAAATTTAGATGATATAATAGAAGGAGAATAATTATGAAAAAACATTTAAAAGAATTATCTAATTTAAAGAAAGAACTTAATAGTTTAACTATTGATATTGATAGAATAAAATACTTTGAAAAGGATCCTTACATTTCTAAGAGTGCTAGTTGGATGGCTAGACAAAACAGATTATCTTTAGAAGCTTTAAAAGCTGAGAAAGAAAAGAGATGCCAACAACTAGAATTCATTAAGAAATTAATAGACCTTTTAGATAAGGAGGCTTAGTATGGATGGTACTAATTATATAGGTATTATAGTAGAGAAGTTATATGATGTTGACGATACAGGTTTTGGTAAATGTAGAATACTTCAAGGTGATATTGTAATACCTATTAAGATGGATAAGTTTAATGCTGATATCTTTAATGCTGTAGGACGAAACACTTTTGCAATTGCTGCTGAGTTTTGTTCTGTGAATAAAAAGATTTTTATTAAAGCATTTAAAGTTACAGCTATTAGTAGTCTACTTATTTTAACTAATTACATTTCTTTTATAGGTACTCTAACACAGTTACCTAAGAATGGAATTATTAAAGTAAAACTTATGAACAATTCTAATATAGAATTACCTATAAGAATTGATCATATACCTGATACCTCTCTTAAGTGTGTATCTTTAGACACTGTTGTAGCTGTACAAGGTTCTTTTATTTCTGCTTATGTTACTAAAAATAATAAGACTTCTAAAGTTGTTAATATAAAAGCTGATAAAATAATGATTGGAGATTTTGAATAATGATACAGTTTATTTCTTATGATGATTTCATGTCTAAGTATGAAGATGAAATCTATGAGCGTTATTGCGATTTATATCCAGAAGAAATTAATTCTGACTGGACTTTAGAAGATGCTAATGATACTTCATTAGAAGACTTAGTGTCTATTATTTGGATGGAACATATAGCAGAAACATTAAAAGAAGAGATACCTAAAGACTTCTTGTCTTTATTGTATCCTGGTAGAGATTTTTAAAGGAGGTGATGTAATGGTATATGTAGAACCTAAAGATGCAGAATTTTATTCTACTCTTATTAAGGATGGTTTAACTATCTATGAAAGTCAAGATGGTTTGACAGCTCATATTATTTATGATTGTCACACTTATGAACTTCAATTAGAAGAAGTAAGTGATGATAAATATATTTTATTATATATAAAGGAGGTGAAATAATATGTTTAATCTTTTAGTAGAGAATCGTAAGTTAAGAAAGAGATGTAATACTCTTGAACTTAAACTCGAAACTCTTGAAGACACTATTAAAGATGAACTATATAAAGATTTCATGGCTAAGCTAGGAGAATCTGATATGGTTAGTCGTCTTAAAGAAGAAAATAAAAAGCTTCGTGAAGAACGAAAAGTTCTAAAGCGTATGCTTATGGAAGGAAAGGAGAATTAGTATGATAACTTTAGATAAGACTTGTCGTGATATCGTTGCTAAATATCTTTCTACTATTTCAACAGGTAAGATACTTAAGTTTCAATTCAAAGCAAAAGATATATCTAAAGTAGAGTATCACGAAAAACTTTTCAATCTTGTTGATGAGTTAATCTCAGGTGAGGATGGAGCCTCAGCTGTAGAAAAAGTTTTTGACATGCAAGATTACTTTGAATTTAATCCTATGAGTCAATTAGATAAATTAAATTCACAAGAAGCTTCATGTATTATTGAACCCTTAATATTAAAGAGAATAGATGCTGAAGGTAATGTACATTATATATGTGATTCTCTTTATAAACAAGGTGATATTGTGATTAAGAAGTTACCTTTTAATCCTGTATCATTAGAGAGGTTGTATGTATTGATGTCAGATCATCATTATTATACAGCCGGTGCTAATATAGGTAACAATAACATATTATGTTTTGGCATAAATCAAGAAGCTGTTATAGCTTATAGAAAAAATTTAATTAAAAGTATAGAAGGAGGCCGTTAATATGGCAAAGAAAGTAAATAAAAGTTTAGCAGAAGAACTTAAAACATCTGCAATCATTTGGAGTGGTGTTACTAATAAAGATAACACTAGAGTTTTCATAGTTAATTTTAATAGCAATCATCATGTTGTTCTTATAGAAGAAACAGAAACTAATATAGTTTATTATGCACCTAAAGAAACTCTTGCTCTTAAGGCAGAGATAGGTAAAGCATTATATGAAGTTCACCCTGAACTTAAGAAGAAAGATGTAGGTGCAATTCCTACTACTTCATTCACTGGTATTGAAGTTGTTGGAGATGATAATGAATTATGTTTCTCTAAATCTATTAAAGTATTATCTGAATTAACAGTAAGAAATGCTTTAGATAAAGTTGGTATAGATACTACTAAGTATGCTTATACTAAAATTAATGTAGATAATTCTCATAATCTTAAGGAAGCTTGGGCTACACATGGATATAAGAATTATTCTCAAGAAGTTTTAGATCTTATGACTGATGTATCTAAGTATAAAACTTATACAATGGATAAGATTGATGAATATGAAATGATGGATGCTGGTTGTTATCTTGGTATGGTAGCTGCTGGTCCAGCTGGTACAGGTAAATCAACAGATCCACTTATCTATTGTGCTAAGGAAGAAATTCCTGTAATAGTATTTCAATGTACTCAAGGTACAGAAGATGATGCTATCATCGGTAACTTCATTCCTAATACTGAAGGTACTGGATATAAATTAAAGAGAGGACCATTAGCAAATGCTATTGAACAAGATTGTTGGTTAGTCATTAATGAAGCTAACTATTGTCCTTCTGGAATTTTATCTTGTTTAAATAGTATTATGGATGACAATGGTCAAGTGTTATTGGATGATGGAACTATGTTACATCGTGGTCCTAACTTTAGATTAATTCTAACAGTTAACCCTGGATATAGAGGTACTAATCTATTTAATGAGGCTACTCTTAATAGATTTGCTACCGTATATTATCCACCAATAACAAAAGATACTTTAATTAAGAGATTATCTTTTGAATCTGGTTATAAGAATAAGAAAGTTTTATCAGCTGTTGCAGAACAATTTGATAAACTTAGAAACATATATGAATCTCGTAATATGGAAACAGAAGTAACATATAGAAATGCTATTCGTTTCTTAAAGATGAGATTATTAAAACCAGAAGTAGATATTGTTAAACAATTTGATATGGCATTTATCACTAATGCTATCTTTGAAATGAATGATATCACTACTGAGTTAAATGATTTACAAGAAATCAGAAAGGATATGGTTTCTGAAATAGAACAAGCTTTAGCAGATGGTACTGAAGAAGCTAAAGAAACATCTTGGTCTTGTGATATTGGAATTGATTTAGATGATTTAACATCTCAAATAGGTGAAGATGGTTCATTCTTAGATGATGAGGAGGAATAATATGAAGACATATTCTATTGACAAGATTGTGAATGCTATCTTATCTTTAGATAGACTTCATAAGATGAGTAACTTTGCTACTTCAAAAGTTGGTAAAGATGTTAGAGTTATATCTCTTAACTCTGATGCTTGTTATTCTTCATGTGATTACTGGGACGGAATGAGAATTCAGTTAGGTAATCAGTTTTATCCTATTGCTTTTGATGATAGAGCTCCTGTACCTGCTGTTGATTTAAAAGCAAAGTATAAACATATAGCTATGATAATGTATGGTGCATATTATCATGAGTTATTTCATTTATTATATACACCATTTGGTTATGCTACAGATTTATTATCTGGTTGTAATCAATACTTCCAACAATTTGTACATACAGTTGCTAATATATTGGAAGATCAAACTATAGAAGGTACTGGTATGAATAGATATCCTTTCTCTGAGAAATATATTATGGCAACAAGAGAAGTATTTAAACTTCCTAATACTCTTAAACTTATAGAAGAGTCTATTACTGAGGAACCAGATAATCCTGGTACAATGTTAGGATATCTTCTACATTTCTGTAGAGGTACTGACATGTCACAATTCCCTGAATATAAACTTTGGAATGACCATAAAGAGTTTATAGAATGGGGTGCTTATAAGTGTATCAATACTATTGACCCACATTTAAGAGCTAAAAGACAAGTTGCTTATGGTCTTGAGCTTACTAAGATACTTGATATGAAAGAACCTGAGAAGAGCAATGTTGAAAGTCCTAACTTATCTAATCTTGCTTCTGATTCAAGTGGATTTAGTAAGTCTTCTTCTGGTAAAGGTATGTCTGCTATTAATAAATCAACTGGTAACATGGGTAATGAGAATGCTGAGCGTACTATGCAAGGACAAACTCAACCTCAAGAATCAGATGAGGATGCTGCTAAACCACCAGAAGAAATGAAAGAAGTTAAAGCACAACATGGATCTGGAGATGGTGAATGCCCTACAGATTCTGGTGATTTAACTAAAGCTGGTATTACTCAATTAGCAAATGATGAACCAGTATTTGGTGAAGGTCATTATGCTGATAAGATATCTAAGTATATCAAGACAGAGAAATACCTACCTGAATATAATAAAGTTGTTAGACTATTTGAAACTCAAATAAGAAATGTTGTTGCTATCATTCGTAAGATGTATGCAACTAATAATGCTAGTTGGAATCATTATAAAACGAAAGGCAAACTAGATATGTCTACAATCTATAAGAAAGGTAACTATAAAATCTTCAAGAAAAAGAATGCTCCAGCTCCAACTGCTGATTTAGTATTTGAAATACTTGTAGATAATTCTGGAAGTATGACAGGTACTAAAGCTAAGTTGGCTGGTAAAGCATTAATTATTTTCTGTGAAGCATTGAATAGATTACATATACCTTTTAGTGTAGATTGTTTTACTGAATCAAGATGTGCTATCACTATATCTTTAAAAGATTATGATGAACTATATGATAAAGTAAAAACAAATATGACTTTATTTACTGAAGGTTATGATGTTCATGCACTTAACACTTGGTGTGGTAATGTGGATGAAATCAATCTTAGATATGTTGCAGATAAACTATCACAAAGATTAGAGAAAGACAAAGTTCTTATTGTAATTAGTGATGGTGCAACATGTGGAAGTTGGAAAACTCTTAAGAAAGTTGCTGATAATATAGCAGCTACTGGAGTTACTATGTTAGGAATTGGTATCTTTGATAGCAATGTTGAAATGATATATAAGAATTCCATGATTGTAAAGAATGTAGAAGACCTACAAGGATTAGGTACATTCTTAAATAACTATTTAATTAAAAAGATTTTTAAAGGAGGAGAATAAAATATGACAATTAAAGAAGTTAATCAATTAAGAAAAGAGGGTTTGGATAATGCTACAAAGGAGCAATTAATGGAGGCTTATCCAATTGTTAATGCAACTAAGAATACTTTTGCATCATTAGAAAAGGAAATTAAAGAAGCTTTAGAAGGTAAGATGGAAGTTGGAGATCAACTTTCATTTGACTTCGGAAGTGATATCTATACATCTAAGATGGTATCTGTTGATGAGATATCATTTGATTGTAGTGATGAGGATTTATATATAGAATGTAGCAAAGCTGCTTCTGCATATTGTAAATTATCTGTAGATAAAACTGCAATCAAGAAAGATTATGTTAAAGGAATTCTTCATCCAGATATTATTAAACATGTAGTTGTTACTCAACAACAAGAGATGAAGATGACTAAGAAAGCAAAGAAGGAGGTGGCATAATGTATATTTGTAAAGACTGTGGTTTAATCTTTAGTGAACCAAAGCATTATTCAGAAGACAGAACTCCAGGTGGAGTTTGTGAAGGAGGCTCTTTCATAGAACATTATGAAGGATGTCCTGCTTGTGCTGGTGCTTTTGATGATGCACAAATGTGTCAACGCTGCAGTGAGTGGTGTGATAATAATTTCTGTGACTCTTGTATTGAAGATATTAAGAAAGAGTATGCAGATATTATTAGTGAGAACTTCACTGCTAGTGAATATGATACTATTTGTGATTGTATTCTTAACCCTTATTCTGATAAACCTTATTGGGATAGAGGTATTGCTAGAGAAAAAGCTAGACGCAATGAAAAATATTTAATGTCTTTCTTAGAAAAGTATATTAAATTAATGAAGGATAATTTCAGACCTGATGAATATGATTATACTGAAGATGTTGAAATAGAATTTAAGGAGGATTAAAATGTTAGAAACAAATAAGATATTTCTAGATGCTTATGTATTAGTTAATAAAGCCCTTCAAAGAAAGGGTGCAACTTATTATCCAGCATCTGTTGGCAAAGCATATAAGGATCTCTTTCATAGAGATTCTTTTGCTTGCATAAGTTTTTATGCTAATGATGGTGAGCAATATTATATGTATTTTAATAGTGCTTACAATCCTGAAATAAACAGGATGTGTTTTTCTAGTATCACTATAGTTTCTAGAGAGAATTTAAATCTTGGTAAAGCTTCTTATGAATCTAAAACTCATATAGAAACTATTGATGATATAAATGATTTTGTAAATCTATTGGAAGGAGTGTTATAATATGAATAAGCTAGATGTTGAGAAAGATTTATTAGGAAGTGTCTTAATTAATTTTGAAAATGCTGATAAGTTCTTAGCAACTGTTAGAGAATCTGATTTCACTGATAAGAGAAACAGACATATCTATAAATTAATTGAGAAACTTTATACAACTAATGTTCAAACATTTAATTTCACTGATGTTTTTGCTACTTATCCTAAAGCCATAGATTATTGTGGAGGTGTAGATTATTTAGCAGAAGTAATTGCTGATTGTATATCCCCCAATTCTTTTGATTCACATAGAAAAGCTTTGATTAAAATGTCAACTATTGAATCAGTTACTAATCTAAGTAAGAATGCAGAAGGTATCTTTAAAGAAGACTTTGATAAAGGTGTAGATTATATTGAATCACAATTAGAATCTATTGTAGATAGAGTTCATAAGAGTGAATCAGTTAATCTATATCAAGCTTTCAAATCTTCTTTAGATCCTTCAGCTAATATGAATGTAGATTTAGGTTTTAAATCTTTACATAATATTATGGGTTATCCACATCCAGGTGAGCTTATGATTATAGGAGCTAGACCTGGTATGGGTAAAACTGCATTCGCTTTAGGTTGTTTATTTAATTATATTTGTACTAAAAAGAAAAGAGCAATTATGTTTTCTTTAGAGATGTCAGGTCAAGAATTATTTTCTAGAATGATATCTTCTATATCTAAGATACCTTTATCAGATATTAGAAGTTTAAGTTTACCTGATGATGCTAAGAAATGTTTAGATGATAATGCTAAAGAGCTTGCATCTAATCAATACTTATCTTTATATGATAAGTCTGTATCTAATATCCCATCTCTTCGTGCTGCTATTCGTAAAGAAAGCAAGAAAGGAGAAGTTGGTTTAGTTATTGTAGACTATTTACAATTAATAACTGGTACTGGTAATAATAATTATGAAAAGGTATCAGAGATATCAAGACAATTAAAACTTATTGCTCGTGAATTTAATTGTACTGTTATAGCTTTATCACAATTGTCTAGAAAAGTTGAAGACAGAAGTGATAAGCGTCCACAACTTTCAGACTTGAGAGAGAGTGGAGCTATCGAGCAAGATGCTGATTATGTTTTATTTTTATATAGACATAACTATTATGCTAAGGATCCTAATGTAGACCCTACTAAGGACCCTTTATCAATAGAAGTTGCTAAGAATAGACATGGTAAAACAGGTACAATTCAAATAGAATTTGATTTAACTACAGGAAGTTTTCAATAGGAGGTATTTATGAGAGAAAAATTAGAAGACTTTAAATATGAATTGAAAGAATTTCAAGATGTTTTAATTAAGCATAGATATGATATACCAGAAGATACTTATAAAGTACTCTTTGATTTATTATTTCATGCTTTAAATACTTTAAAAGAATTGGAGGTAATTATTCATGATGAAGAGCGTGCTAAAACCAGGGACCGTGGTTAGAGTTTCTTATACTGATTTTAATAATAAACCTCTTGAAGGTTATTTCTGTGTTCTTTATGATGAAGAACTAGATGCATCTAATAAATATATGAATAATATTATTGCAATTAAAATCACTACATCTTATATGATGATAGATAATTATTCTGTTCCAGTTACAGATAATTACACAACTCTTTTCACAAGAGATTCTATGGCTTTATGTTCTAAGCTTCATACTTTTTCAAAGGATCAAATCTTAGATATTAAAGGTAGATTACATCCTAAAACATTTAGAGATGTATATAAATGTTATAGAAGATTTATAACAGAATTAGAAAGACAAATGGAAAGTTATTTTTAGGAGGTATTAAAATGCATTTATCTAATTCAATGAAACAGTTAATGGCATACTGTTATTCAAACAAAAATGCCATACACTATGAATATGTTTTTGATAAGAGGGACGAATCTTTTACGGTTCGTTTCTTTCTTACAGAACAAAATTATTTTGCTATTACACTAAAAGGAAATGATACAGACTGCGAAGTAAGAGAGTATAATGTTACTAAGTCTTGGTATCATCCTTCTACTAGAGTTACTTATCTTAATAAGTATTTCAAAAAATATAGAGTAGATGCTAGTACTTATATGTATCTTGCTATCGTACCTATAAATGTAGTACTTGAGAAGTTATCTAAGATTTCTGCTAGTAGTATTAAGCTTACTAATATAGCAGAGAAGGATAAATATAATGCTTGGCGTGGTGTCTTTAGAGCCACTTCAAGATTTTAGGAGGTATAATTATGGGACAAAGATTATGTTTACAAATTAATAGAAATAGAAAACCAGTGGCCAATGCTTATTATCATTGGTCTGGTTATACTCTATCATCTATGGCTTTACTTGAACAAGTATATAGTTATTTATCTGATCATATGGATGATGAAGATAAAAAGCTAGTTGCTATTAGAGCTCTTGAAAGTACAGGAGCTGGTATTGAAAAGTATGATGGAGAGATATCTGATTATGATATTCTTAAGAGAGTTTCTAAATATAAAGATGTAGATTTTTCTATTGGAGATGATAGGAATGATGGTCTTATTGCATGTTTTCCTAAGAGTATGCAAGGTTTATATGATGCATCAGAAGAGTATTGTTCTATAGATATGGATACTTTACTTATAGATTTTGATGTGTTATGTCATTATGATACTATTGAGGAAATTAAAGAATGGTGTGAAGGTGTTGTAGAGGATGACATTCCTGAGTACGAAGCCTCACCTTATGAGTGTGATATAGGAACCCTAAGAGATTTAATAGATGGTATTCAAGATTCCAACTTTATTAAATGTAGTGATGGTTACTATGGGGAGATAGGATAATGGCAATAAATCTTCATAATGCATTTTCTCTTACAGGAGATCTTGTTAATTATAATGAAGATAAATTTATTTTCATTATTAAGAATCCTGTTGGTAGTTCTGTTTCATTACCTATATTAATGACTAGTGATGCTGCTTATTATTGTACTTTAACTAAAGGACATACATATTATAATAAAGAAATATTAGTTTGCTTTGATTTAAATAAAAAAGGAAATGTTGTTCTTAGATGTTTAGCTATCAAACCTGATATTTCTCTTTAAAAATGATATAATATTTTAAAGGAGTGATAGTATGATTACTAAAGGAAAATTCTTAGAGTTACTAAAGTCTTTAGACCCAGACCCTAATTTTCATACAGCTATTATTCAAGAATGTTTTAAGAAACTTCCTGATGCTGTTGCTTGGAAATTATCCAGACAATTATATCTAGAATATTTTTGGGATGGTGACAAATATAGGATGAAAAATAATATCACCGGTGAAGAATTATTGTTTAGTTCTTATACAGAAGCTGTACAATACTTAACTAAGTTAGGTTATAAAGCTACTAACACTGGTGTTGCTAATGCATTTAGAAGTCGTTCTAAAGATTATTGTAACCATACATTTTATAATGATAAAGAAAAAGAGATTACTTATTTTGAGTAATCCCTTTTCTTATCAAACTATTTAATCTTAAATAACTGCATGCTATTGAGCTTGCATTTTTTAATGCTTCATCAATAGATTTATAACTATCTAATATACCTTCATCATAAAGGTTTACTATTTTATTATTTCTTACATCCACACCGGTTCTTTTATTTATAAGATATTTTCGTCCGGGGATATTTTTTATACCTGCATTATTTAATATTTGTTTCATTGGTAATCTTAATAATTTTCTAATAGAAATGTTATTCATTTTTAAACTTATGTTATATAAAGTTTTGCCCCCACCTAGAACAACTCCGTTCTCGAGTGCCATTCTGACAGCTCCGATCGCATCATCTAATTTTAAATGTAGAGTTTTGAATTCTGTTACTGTAGGAACTCCTACTTTAATTTTAACTACCCCATTCTCTAAAGCTCCAAGTCTTTTAGTATATAAAGCTTCATCTACTCCACTTAATTTATACTTCTTATCCAGCTTCTTTTTATATTGTTTGATTCTTTCTGGTACAAGTTTATTCTTTTCACAGATAAATAAGCTTCTGTCGATCTCAATTACCACATGATCAGCATGACCACAGTATTCATACTTATAATCTCCAACGCCATTGCTGGCATCTTGAACTACTCCATTAGTTACTGCAGCTAAATCCATGTACACATCATCCATCTTAGTTTCATTAACGAATATGAATTGATACTTGAAGTTATTCTTGATTAATGTATCAATCAAAAGTCTTAATGTATTAGGATTGAATGCTGGATTCAATACAAACACAAATGGATTCTTGATTTTATCTTCAGGTATACTCTTGAAGAATTCACCTAATCCTACTTGAGTCATAACTCCTTCTTTTAATAATACTATGTTACAGTTATCAGCTTCCCACTTCTCACCGTCATCACATAGAGCTGCCATTGCATCACTCATGTAACCACTATCTATTGAGAATCCCTTAGTTTGTTCTACTTTAACTCCAGATCCTTCACGATCATGTTCAATAACAATGTTCATTCCAGCTCCACATTTCTTGTAAGCTTCTTCTACAATCTCACCAACCATAGGAATCTTAGTACTAATAGTTGCAATACTTTTAACATGTTTAGGTTCCATCTTGAACTTTTCCATTTTAAGTTTCTCTCTAACCATTGCAACTTCATGCTCTATTTGATCAGCTACTAATTGTGGATGTTTACCACGCTTGATCATTTTATATCCGTGATCATATAATGCATTAGTTAACAGAATAGTTAATGTTGTACCATCTAATGCTTCTTTTTCTGTAGTCGCAGCTGCTTCGATCATATCTACTGCGATCATCTTTTCCATTCCATCTAGATGAATCGCTTGACGAGCTACAGTTACACCATCATCTGTTAGTGTACACTTACCAAAGTCATCATCTAATGCAACCAATAATCCTTTAGCTCCCATTGTAGGAACTACCATATCATTTATCTTTTGGAATGTTTCCTTGATCAGACTTTGTGCCTGATTCTTTTTCTTTATCTCTAACATATTTAGCCTCCAATTGTTTTATTCGTTTGGTTAATCCTTTTTCTCCATAAAAATCCCTGCGAAGGAGAAGTAAGCTATACTCTCTATCTTCTTCTGGACTCATAACCAAGGATCTCCAATAATTATATTATCATATTTTATTCCTTTTAGTAACTGTCTAAGTATTGGCATATATTTTACAGGGAATTTATCCTTAATCCTGACAGTCTTTCCTTCTAAATAGATATGATATTCTTTTACTTTGACTTCTGTCATTAAATCTTCATTGTATTCATATTCATCGAACACGCCTTTTAATATTTCCATAACTTTTAAAATCTTTATAGAATACACAATGAGGGAGTGGGTCACCAGGAATCCACTCGATAATTGTAGCATCACTATATTCCTCTCTATCCACTTGATCAATCATAAAGTGAAATTGATTTTTATCTGTGAAACTTGCAAGCTTTACATCCTTACAGGTTTCTCTATTTCTAGCCCATAGTTCATACATGTTGTTCCCCCTAATACCAGTGTTTATTTTTGAAATGGTTCCATCCATTACAAGGATCACCACCGTATCTTCCAGCAATATAATTAACTCCCCATCTTATTTGAGCTTGCCAATCATTACTGCCTTGTTGTTTTTTAATCTTACTACATGGATGTGCCTGAGGAATTCCACATGCACCAGATGATTTATTCACACTGTTTGGATTCCATCCAGATTCATGTGACCATAGATAATCCAGACATTGCATCTGTGTATCATTATATCCTCCAACAGATTTAGCATATGCCATGTACTCACTTTTACTACCAGTAGCTCCCTTTCGTGTAGCCTGTGTAGTTTTCTTTGTAGTCTTTTTCTTTGTTGTAGTAGTTGTAGTAGTCGGCACCGTCTGGGACGGCACTGGCTCTGGTTCTTCTACAACTATAGTTTCTTCTGTATGAGCCTCAGTTGGCTCAGGTAATTTTGTTATTAATTCTATTGATCCAATAATGATCAGTGTTACTGCTGTAACAGTTAGTAAATTTTTCATTTATATTCCTCCTTTTAATTCAACCAAAGTCCCCTTAAAATTTAGTCTATAAACATCACTACTCCTTATTTAAACTTTTCATAGATTCTTTATATAATCTTTCTAGTTGTGGAGTCCACAATGAAATTTTATCTACATAATCTTCATCTTCAAAGTTACTATTACCTATTTCATATAGAAAGGCATGAGTAATTTCATGTCTAAAGATATGAGATATTTGTGCAAAGCTATAGTTAGGATCTATATTCACATGTATTTCTTTTGTATTGTAATCTGTGAATCCATCCACTATAGGTTTCTTCTCATTCATTGTTTCCTCTAATTTATAATAAGAATCTAGTTTCCTAGATACATCATTTATTTCTTTTATGTCCTTATGTACAATGATTTTATATGTAATACCTTGAATCATTATACTTGGTTCTGTCTTTTTCATTATTCTCCTCTTTCTCCTCGGAACTCTAACTTCAATAAGTCTTCTGTCCATATCTTACTAACATATAGGTTGTATGCTTTACCATGATATTTAAATTTACATTCAACATCACACATATCATACCCACAAATATTACCCATTCTAATTACTTTAGTTACTTTCAAACTACTTATACATTTTTTTAAATCTTCTAAAGTCCCCCTGAAGTCATAGTGACCACTAGCTAAAATCTTCTGAATCATAAGCTAGTACATCTGCCATGTCTACAATTAAGTAGTTAGTACCCTTGTAACTTAAAGGTAATGCAGCATACAATGGGAAGTATACTACATCGTTTTCACTTATGTCATATAGTTCATAATTTTTAACAATTACTTTACCTTTTATGACATCTTTGCGTGACTGAGTTTCATTAGTAATGCTAAGTCCATTACCTAGCTCAGTTTGTGTGTCCATTTGTTGGACTAAGATCTTGTTCTTATTTACTTTGATCATTTATTCTTACCTCCTATATTAAGTATAACATTGTCCACTATAAAATACAATAAAAAAGGACCAATTTCTTGGCCCATTTATAGAAAGGAGGCGAATAGCATTAAACAGTTCACCTATATTTATTATACTATTCAGTTAATTAATGTGTCAACCTTTATAGTTATCTCTCTTTTTTTGGTTTCCTTCTGAGTCTGTCCAGTATTCATTCTTATTATAAACTAATCTAGGACTTCCTTCTTTATCTATAATGTAGAAGTTACCATTGTATTTGTACATATCAGTGCCTTCAGATACAGGATGTCTTGTAACTTTACCTTTATCATCCTTTGTTTCATAGAAATCTCCTGAAGTAGAAGTTCTCTTTTCACCTTTCTCTGTAATAGTTGTTCCAGATATCCAGTTTTGTTGTGCTATTGTAGCATCTAATTGTTTCTCTGCAACTCTTACACTAGCCCATGCAGCTCCCGCAGCACTTCTAGCTATCTTATTAGCTTGATCTTGAAGCTCTTCATTAACTTTGTTGTTACGAACAGTTTCATCATAAGTTAATTTACTTAGAGTTTCAATACCATAGTATCTAGTTACTGTATTTCCGTTCTCATCTTTGACATCCCAATGTTCAAATCCTTTTGAGTCATAGTATGCTTGAGCAGCAGCATTAACTCCACGAGCTCTAGCCTTTTCAGCATCTGTTGAATATGGGTTATCAAGAATATCCTTAGCAATCTTTTGTTGCTTCATCATTTCACTAGCTTCAGGTGGTACATAGCATCCAGTTTCATTAGCTTCCTTAACAGCTAGGTCAACTGCATCCTGGTAGTATTGTAATGCTAAAGCTTTTTGATCAGCTTCTGCATACATCCTAGCTATACCAAGCTTAGTATCAACACCATACTTTTGCATCTCAGCTTGAGTATACATGTTGGCAGCTGTTTCTGCTTGTAAGAATTCTACTTGTAAATCACTGGCTGTCTTTTGTCCACCTTCCCAACCCATCTTATCTTGGGTTTGTCTGGCACTATATTCACTAGCAAAGTAATTATTGAATGCACTGCTTGCAGCTTTATCAACTTCTTGCTTAGCTTGAATAGATTCATATCTAGCTTGGCTAGCTTCTTGATCATATTTAGTTTGTGCCATTTCGGCAGCTATCTTATTCCAAGTATAGTCTTCATTTTCAGTAGCTTTATATTGGTCACCCATACCATACTCAGATTCAAAGGCACCTTTTAATTCTGCATTATTACTAAGAGTTGTACTAGTTTTAATAGTAGTATCATAATCTTTTTGTGCAGAACTATTATAATTAAATGTTTGTTTAGCATCTGCTTGTGACATTGCATTACTTGCGATCTCACTTGCATGATCCTTTTCTCCTATAGGTTGAGTAGGTTTGCTTGCATTAGCATACATACTCTTATCAGGAGAAGTAACTTGATTTAATACTTCAGGTGCTGGTTCAACATCTGGTTGGTTTGGTCCATCAGCTATTGGTTGATTATTTAGTACATCTGAATCTTCCATTATTTGTTACCTCCCATCATATCATTTATTGTAGCTTTTTCTTTTCTCCAATCATTAAAGGGTAATATTTCAGCCTTAGGAATTCCATCTTTTTCCATACGGCTAACATATTCTTGATATTCTACTTGTTCAGAATCAGCAGTGTTTTGAGTTTCATCAGGAACATTTCTAGGACCACTGGCAGAAGACCCTCCCCCGGAAGATGTACTAGATTGTTTGTCATCATCCTTATGTTCTTCTCTATATTTTTGTGTCGCTTCTGATTCCATGGTATCTTGGTTTTTACCTGATGTAGTTTCAATATATCCAGCTTGATAATGTTTTGCATCTGTAGATAGATGTGATAAATTTTGTTTTGTCATCTCTTCAGCTTTAGTTTGAGATATTATTTTAAATGAGTAGCCATCTCTTGTTGTTTCTTTTTCCATATATACTATGCTTCCATCTGGATTAGTATATGCATATACATTATTGGATAGATTCTTTGCTTTATCTAATACACTATCTACATGAACAACTGTGCTATGACTATCTCCATTTAAATCTTTTTCTTTTACTATAGATCCCCATCCAGTTTCTGTCATTCGTTTATTACCATTACCTTTATCATAGTAAGATACAATTACATCTCCTTCTGAACCTTTTACAGTAATAAATCTAGTAGCAGATTTGTCTGTTAATTCTTGGAACTTTCCATCATTTTCAACTTCATAATACTTACCATCTGCATCTTGCATTATGATACTTGTATTTAATTTCTTTGTACTCATACCACCATTAACAACTTTATATCCTTGTTGTTCTTTTTCTGCAATGGTTTTAGTTTGTTTAGCACTTATATTATAATAAGTACCTCTTGAGTATGCTCCAGCAAAATCAGATCTATTAAATTTATTTCCAACATTTATTCCTTCACCATTATATTCTAATTTTTTAGAAGTGAAGTTGGATACAACTTTTTCTATTGTATTATGACCATCAATGCTGGTATATTTACTAGTTATTTGATGGAATACACCATTATCATCTTTCCAATAGCATCTAGTAACAGGTTTTCCATCATCTGTACTGTGGAATGTATAAACTTTTTTACCATTTGAGTTATCTCCAGATTCACTTATTGTCCAAGTTTCAGCATTTAAATAAGATTCATCTAGGATGTTACCATTATTTTTATAGGATTCTTTTAATCCAGTATCTCCTAGATCTGCTTGATATCTATTATAGAATTCAACAGGATCTTTATCATTCTTTTTAAGAACATCATCTAACCAAGTCTTACCCTTAGCTGTTAGAACAGCTGAGTAATAATCATTTGAATTAGTTAATAATTCTGTAAGTGGATTAGATGTTTTAGTAACTTCCCTAGTGAATTCCATTTTATCTTCATCAAATTTCCAGCCATCTTCTTCCATACCTTTAATATAATCTTCCAATTGTGTTGGAGTAAAGTCATGGTTACCAAATGGTTGAACTTCTGTTTCAGTCCATGTTTTACCTTCAAATCCTTGAAGACCTTGATAGTCAGGATAATCACTAAGTTTATGTCCAAGAACATTATCATTATCAAGTCCAATTTCTTTTGTAATGTTGTGACCTGATTGCATTTCATATTCTTCTAATTGGAATTTAAGTTGTCTTAATTGTAACTTAGCACCAGCAGCACTGGCTCCTGCTTGACTTGCAGCTATTTGGTTAGCTTGTTTTTGTAACTCACCCATGATTTTATTATGTCTAACATTCTCTTCATAGTTCATCATGTTTAAACATTTCATACCACGAGTAGAAATTTTATTAGCAGCAAACCATTGCTCAGCTACACCAGAAATTCTATTAGCTTTAGCTTTAGATGCATCATCTGCATTAGGATCATTCAATACTGTTTGTGCAGCTTCATAATTAGCTAACATGTATTGTCCTTCTGCTGGCATATACCAACCGGTTAGTTGGGCTTCAGCTATAGCTTTTTCTTGAGCAGCTCTATAATAACCATAGGCTGTTTCTTTTTCTTTTTGTGCAGCATATGCACGAGCTGTAGCTAGAGTTGAATCATAATAATACTTTTGTAGATCCATCTCATCATACATCTCTTCATTGATAATAGTATTTAAGAAACTCATTTGAGTATCTTTATCATTAATTCCACCAGCTACCCAATATGATCCAGCTTCTTCACGATCATAATCATAATCCTTAGTAAGAAATCTGTTCATAGCACTACCTGATGTAGCAATAACATTCTCATCATGTGATATATGCATAGCATCTTGCACAAGATTTTGTGTTACATCTTTTGTAGGATCATATGTGATATCATTCTGTGGTAAATTATCATATGTAGTGTTAGCATCCATAGGAGTTACTTGTTCTACAACAGTAGGTTGCTCCACTACAGTAGTATCTTGAGTAACCTCTGGTTGGATATTGGAAGTATCTTGTTCAATTATTGTTGCATCTTCCATACTATACACCTCCTAATGATAAATCAGTTCCTCCCATTGCAGCATCATCCATAGCTCCTACATTATTTGCAGGTGCTCCTTGTGCTTGTGGAGGTAATGGTTCACCAGTTTCACCAGGAATAACATCTCCACCTTCTGGTTGTTTACTTGGACCAGCTTGTCTTGTACCTGGTTGAGTTAACTTACGAATAGTTTCTTGTTCTCTTGGATCAAGCTTACTAATCTCTCCTTGCCAATCAACCTTAGGTATTGGTTCATTAGTGAAGTCACCAGTTGTTAAATCAAAACCTTCTCCAATAGCTTCTTTAACAGTCATCCAACCTCTAGGTGTTTCAACTTCTATAGATGTAGGATCTTTCATAGCTTTTTCAAGAAGTTCTTTCTTGTATTTTTCACTGATAGCTCCTTCACCTTTCTCTAGAATATTTAATAACTCTTCAGCATCTGGTTTAAGTTTTTCTTTTTCTTCATCAGATGTATTAGAGATCTCTAGAGTAGGATCAGCTTCACTAGAAGAAGGTGAATACATCATTTCTTCTAAAACTTTATTAGCTTTTTCTTCATCTTTAGCCTCATCTTTAGGCTTTTTAATTTCTTTTCCGGCATTTTCTGCAGGTAAACCGGACTTTGGTCCAGTCATAAGTGGACTCATCTCTTCGTTTGGCATAATAAATATTCCTCCTTTATTATATTATTATCTTTGTCAATGATACCATGACTTCTCGCTACATTAGCCATGATAACATGACTCTTTTTATTTGGATCAAAGTCACCTCTAGATATTAGTCTAGTAATATAAACAAGATTACGATCCAAGTCATTAGCCTTATTAACAGTTCTTTTTTTCTTATGATAGGTAGGTTTCTTGACCTTAAATCTAAGCACATCCTTCATAGTATCACCTATGTAAATTATACCATAGTAGATAAATCTCTTCAATAATGGTATAATGTAGGCAGGAGATGATGAGTATGCAAAGAACATTTGCACCAGACATCATCACAACTAAAGAGAACCTATTAACTGCACTTCGTAATGGAGATATTAAGACATCTAAATATAATCTATTGAACGAAGAGGAAAAGTTATTCGTTGAATTAGTTGTGTTTGGTGATTATAATGCTGAACAAGCAATGATGTCTATAAGAGGTAATGATTATCATAAAGGTATGGGTAACAGAATCTGTGCTAGACCTAATGTAGCAGATGCCTTAGAAGAATTATCTTATAAAAAGAATAAGAAATTTATGGCTGAGGTTACATCATCTAGAGATGCAGCACTTCGTAAGCTTATGTATATAATGAATACTACAGAGGATGAAAGTGTAGCTGCTGCCTGTGCCAAAACTATATTAGATAAAGCTGATAAGATCACTACAGAGAAAGAAGCTGCTGATGCAGTTAATGCTATTCAATTTAATATTAATCTAGCTCCTCAACCTGTTGATGTTAATAATCCTAAGGTTGATCTTGATGCTCCAATCATTTATGATGTGCAAGATTATGATGAAAAGGTTTCTACAATGCTCCCTAAGAAGGAGGAACCTAATGCATCTGGTTTAGATTTTAAATTAAACTATTCTGCTGTTGATAATTACTCAGACAATTAGTATAATATTTTTGAGAGAATGCTCTCTCACCCCAAATCTATGAACTCGGTAATAAAATAATGAAAGAAGGTGAATACCTCTCCCTTCCTATATTACCCGGGTTCTTTTTTATTGCACGAAAAAAGGAACCGTTCGGCTCCCTTTCGTGTCGATCCTTACGGATTTGTTGAAGATTAACATGATCACAACAACGACAAGACCTTTAACTTAGAGAGGCAGGTTTCCCTACCTATAACCATTATAAGGTATGTACAATTATTTGTCAATCAATGTATCTCCATCAACTATCAAGTTACATTCCTCTGCAATCTCAGTTTCAAATCTAGTTGAACGAACTGATTTAAATCCATTAAGCTCACACCATAGTGTGTATTCAGAATATATTTCATCAAACTTTTTACTTTTAAGATACGCCGTTGTAATCTTCTTAGCATTAATCCAACTAAGAACACTTGAGTTTTCAATCTTATATTCTTGCATAATTTCTTTAACACTATCTGGCATTGTAAACTCATGACTAGATGTAAGAACTTTTTGAATTGCATACATGCTTTTATAAGCTATATACTCTAAATCTTTCATTAAATCATCATGGAACTTTGCTCCATCAACAAGACTTACTTTACTTAAGTTTGCATTGAATGGAATGATTATTAATTTTCTATAGAAACCATAACTTGTATCTGGTGTACGAGGTAACTTGTTTGCTGAGAAGAATAATGTCGCAAACACGGTGTCCGAGAATGGATGTGCATTCTTTCTCTCTATAGTTATTTCATCTCCACCACATATTTGTTTAAATAGGTCACTATCTTTTAAAGGTTGTGCTGATATATCACCACTAAGTGATACCAATCTATTGTGTAATTCAGCAACTCTAAACTTTTCTCCTAAATCTTTAAATGAAATACTGGTACAATTTTCTCTTCCAGCTATTTCCTTAATGATATCTAGGAATGTACTCTTACCATTTCTACCTCCACCATATAATAGAAATGCTTTATGTAATGCTTGAGTCTTTAGGAAACTATATCCGATAGCTTCATATAATAATCGCTCACAGTCTTTATCTCCACAAGTGGCTGTAGCAAAGAAGTCATCAGCTGTAGGTCCCACAGCATCTGGATTCCAGTTAACATGTAACTGAATTGTTTCTAAATGTTCTGGACTATGAGGTTCAAAACTCATATCCTTTAAGTCTAGTCTACCATTTAAGAAAGAAACTTTGAAAGGATCTTTATTAAATTCAGTAGGACTAAGCTCTAATAAATTATTTAAATACTTTATTACTTCAACTTTTTGAAAGTCTTTTAACATAGGGCAGAACTTTGTAATCACACCCTTAACATAATCATCATTACTTACATAAAGACCTTTCTCCTCATCATAATAATATAAGAGTTTAGTCTTTGCATCCTTTTTAATCTTTAGGAAATCTATTAGGAAATTTCCCATTAGGTCATGTTTAAATGTAGAACCATCAAAGAACTTTTGCTCTGGAAGGTTCTCATTATTACTAGGTCGTAGCATTGTATCCTCCATCTCTTTTTCAGATAAAGGACTAGTTGCTACATATTTATTAATTAATCTAATGCATTCAGTTCTTTCATCAGGAGATAAGTTTGTAGTCTTTAATCTCCATAGTTGTCTATTATAAGTATCATTTCTAGCTTCCTTTAAAGGAAATTCTATGAAGTTATCCTCTGGTTTCTTACCTCTTTTAAATATAGGTGTTAACCAGAATGGCAACTTCTCAATACCATTATAATAAATAACCTCTCTATCAGATAATTTCTTACTGGTATTTATTCTTGGGTTTTTAAAAGCTGTTGTTATAAATGACTTTCCATTGCAATGTACAATAGTGTCACAGAATGCTCCAACAGCTGTAATATTACAGACAGTTTTTATATTGTAATCACTCTTGGCATAGATGTGCATACCTCTATGTGTTTTAACACACATAACTTTTTCTTTTCTGTCTTGTATTATTTTAAAAACTATATCAGATGTTGTCCTGTCATCAATATCTATAACAATATATCCTTCAGGAAGTAGCCACCCTATTTCCATATCAGGTTCTGTGTTTGCAATCTTAACTATTTCAGTGAATGTCAGAGGAGTTAGCTTTTGTCCGGTAACCGGTTTGCCTTCATGTAATCTTACATAGCCAGCACGGTTGCCATTGTACTTCTCATTAAATTCTTTAAAAGTTATCATTCAAATAATTCTTTCAATTGATCAATGCTTCGTACTTCCATAGCAACACCTCCACTTTCTCTGATTAATTCTAGTTTTATTTTTTGCAAATCACTTAGAACTGATCCTTGCTTTAATTCGAATGCATAGAACTTACCCTTGTGACAGCATATGATATCAGGTTCACCCTCTAATTGATAGGATGACACATGTATCTTAATAACATATGCTCCAATACTATGTAGATAATTTATTACTTTTGTTTGGAACGCTGACTCAAGGGCAACTTTTCTTTTTACCAAGCTATATCTTCATCAGTTGTTACATCATAAGATTCAGTATCTTCAATAGTAGTTTCTTCTACTGGTGCAACAGGAGTTTGAGCTGGTGCACTTGAAGTTTTGTTGCTAGCTTTATATTTAACAGATTGATAATCATTTCCGTCATTACCTTTTCTAACTAATAACTCTACAGTTACAGCCTTATTTAATAATAATGCTTCAATATCAACCTTAGCTGCCTCATCTTCATTGTATGGGCAACCTGCAGATTTTCTTAGGTTACGATATTTCCAAGAGAATTGTCCCTTTGGATCGAAAGATACTCTATCCCAGAATAATCTTCCTTTATATTTTCCATCACTAATTACTTTGAATGTGATGTTTAGAGTGTCAGGCCAGTCCTTGTCCATTTCTATTTTAGTAATTTGGGCAATTTCTTCAGCACTAACCATTACTTCAAAACTTTTATCATTACTTGTATCTTGTTTTCCTTGATTAATAAATAAACTCATACTACTTCTCTCCTTCTTCTTTTACTTCATTACTCATCTTCGCATTAGCTACTGCTAATAAAGTTCTATTTACATCACTAGCAACAGCCATAGTTGCATTAAAATTTTCTAATAACTTATGGTAGTCTTCTGATAAAGGGTCAGCCTTTTCAACAGCTTCTACTATAGGTTTTACTTTTGTATCTAAAACTTCAGCTAGTTTTTTTAAATCTTCTATCATACTATTTACCTCCCTTCACTGTAGTTTTCTTTTTTCTACCAGGAGTTTTCTTAGCTGTAGTTTTCTTTTCAGCTTTTTCTTTATTTACTCCCATAATTTTATCTAACTCTTCTTGTTTAGTCTTTTTATCTTTATCACTAGTAGCTAAGTCACTTAAATCAATAAGGATTTCTACTAGAGTCTTGTCATCAGAACATACCATTTTCTTTAGGTAGTCTAAATCTTTGTCTTGGATATAATTCTTTCTATACATATCCTTTAATGTGCTTGTAATGAATCCCATTACTTCTGCAGTGGAACCCTTTACTATTTCTTTGTGTCTAAATAGACCATTTTTAACTATTATTTTCATATAATCTCCTCATAATATATTTTATATCCATATGCTGATCTACCTTTACCTTTAAGGCATTTGTACATGTAGCTTCTGTCACATACAATATTTTTTCTTTGATAGAAGTATTCAATTAAATTCTTCATATCTAGAAATTTAAGAACTTTTCCTATGTCATGATCTTCTAATACTATCATCTTTTTATCATGTGCAATAGCCCAGGCTCTATCAACTTCCTTAAGTTTGTATCTATCAGGAAGGTTATTGAATGCCTCCCTGAACGCTACAACTAGATCTTCATCACTACTTTTCATTAATCATTTTGTCCAATACATTTTTCTTGAACTTATCATATGTTAAGTCAGCAACTTTTTCAGGAACTTTAAAGTCTTTAGGCTTTCTACATTTAGTTACTAAGTATGGATGTGGTCCAATGTATGTAACAAAGTTTGTTTTTTCAACAACATTATTGTTACTATCAAGACTTTGATCTCTTTCTACTTTTGTATACCAAACGAATGATGCTTTAGCACATAAACTAACAGCACTTGAAGTCATTAGACTAGGGATTAATGTGTTAAAGTCTGGATTGCTATCATCTTTCATTTCTTTTTCATGAGCAATAGCAACTACTCTAGCACCAGTTTTCATATGTAAATACTTTAATAAGTTATATACATCTTCTTGACTATCCTTTGCTTGTCCCCAAAGTTGTAATGTCATAGAAGTTTTATTACTAGAAGATTTTAAATGTTTCTTAATTATAAATTCTAATTGTGTTAATGAATCAACTACAATAGTTGAATACTTAACTGGAACTTGTTTGCCATCTACTTCTGAATAACCTCTAACTACATCTTCAAGAACTTCATCTAATTCTTCAAAGGTTTCAATTGGAACCCAGTCAATAAGTTCTTTATCCTTAGCTGCTACTGAACCAATACCACCTTCTAAGATATCTAGGTATAACATTGGTGCTTCTTTTGTTTTTGGAAATGTAGAAGCAAGAACTGTTTTACCTGTACCTGATTTTCCATAGATGATATAAACTTCATCTATAGGAGCTTCACTAGCTCTTTTCTTTTTGCTTTGAAGTATACTCATAATCGTTCTCCTTTCTTTCTGCAGTTGTTCACTGCTTGCAACATATAAGAATGCTCATTCCAGGATTTACTCCTCAACCCTAAGAGATCTCGTGTAGTCGGTTCGTGTCGTGCTCTTTCAGAATTGTAGGTTTAACTACTTATCTAGGTACGCTAGATACTATTCTTCCGTCACGGTAAGGTAACTACTGGTTTAACAGTGGTAGCTACTCCACCATCTTCCTCTTATATGTTCCAAGCAAGGAACAACTAAAGTCGTTCTGCTCTAAATATTTGTCCCTTTTTAGAATATAGCATTGTTAATCCATAGTGTGCAAGTATCTTAAGTATATCATTTTCCATAAAAGCTGTCATCTCCCTTTCACTTTTATATGATAAGTGCATTGTGCTTTGTGCAGAATGTGCTGTTGATGCTACTTTTATGTATAAATTTATTGTTCTGTCTTCATATAATTTTCCTTGTGCATAAAATAATAAGCATGCGTCATCAGGTGTATGATAGACATCTGCAATATTTGATAGGTGGTAATCAATATTTTGTCTAAATAAATTAAGTGAACCTCTGGATGAACCAGTTGTTACTGTTCTTTGAAATATTATAGTGTTCATCTTACCTCCTAAATACATTGTACACTATAGTGGATATAATGTCAATTACTTTTTTTAATTTTATCAATGATAATTTGTCTGTCATCTAATGTAGGATTATAATAATCTAAATTACATAGATCAACATAAGGGCAGTAGTCACATAATGGTCCATGAACCCTTTGTTTTTTACCACTCTTGCATCCTTGATATGAATCATATAAGTCTTGAATATTAGAATCAAGAATATTTGTATCTAATAATTGACATCTTGTTCTTCTGAATAAAGGATGACCACGCTTCTCTAAGTAATCTAATACTCCTTGGTATTCTGGGGCAGTATCTAATCCCATTTCACATAACTTATTATAGTAGTCTTCATATAATACCAAGCCTAGTTTATTCTTATCAGCACTTGGTTTACCATTCATATTTAATGGCACTGGTTGGATCTTTGCAATTCTAACCTCATCAATTTCATATGCATCAGGTAGAATATTTAAGTGATCCTTAACTAAACTACAATAAGTTAGTAATTGAGTATTATATTTAACTTGATTAGTGGTATATTTTAATGGTTTTACAGTTGTTTTAGTATCTCTTAATATTGTTATACCATCTTTCTCAACAAGACGGTCTATGATACCTTTAAATGTGTCACCATCTTCCCACTCTTCTACAAGTTCTAACTCACTTCCTATAACTTTTTCAGATGTTATATCATAATGAGCTAGATATCTTTTAAATACATCTTCAAGTAATCCTGATTCAGTAGATAATACACCTACTTTTACTTTAGTTTCATAATCATTTATTACTGATGTATAGTCTTCACCTTTGGTTGCTTTATCTAAGCATTGATGGAATAAATCTCCTAGGATTAGGAATTCATTTCCTTCAGTATATATCTTTTCATCATACATATAGGAATGTTTTCTTGGACATTGGTTATATGTACTTAATCTTGAATAACTAAAGTTTCCCATACTATTCCTCCTTAAGATATTCTTCTAGTTCTACACCTGCACCGAATGGTCCTACCTCTATATCTGCTACAAGAGGTACATCCCAAGGTACAGTTATATATTTATCTCTAAATTTTGGGTGTTGCATTATTGATTGAATTTTTAGTATGTTACTTTTAAAGTTTTCATTCTTTTTAATAAGCATTTCAACACTATCATGTACAGTTGCTACCATTTTAACTTCATCTGGATTCATAGTATTATGTATTTCAATAAGAGCACATAACATTATGTCACTAGCTGCTGATTGTACAGGGAAATTAAGAACTCTTCTTAAGAATTTTTGTCTTAAGTCTGGGAAGTGTAAGTCCTTAAATGAAACTTTATATCTTCTACCCATAATACTTGTGACATATCCTTTAGTCATTAGTTGTTCTTGTGTATCCTTATAGTATTTTGGTAGTTCATGATAGCTTTCAAAGAATTTATTTCTTATCCTTGTTGCATCTTCTAGTGTTACATCTACACCATAAGAAAGCTTGGCATACTCAACGAATGATTTAGCTTGCATACCATATAGATATCCAAAGTTAATTGCTTTCGCTTGAGTTCTTTGTTGTTTAGTTACTTCTTCTCTAGGAATACCAGCAACTAAAGCTGCCATGTTTCTATGTAAATCTTCTCCATTATTGTACGCAAATTTAATTGCTTCAACACCAGCTACGACAGCAGCTGTTCTAAGTTCTGCTTGAGAATAATCCATACAAACCATTTCCCATTCAGGATCTGTTGATTGGAATAATGTCTTAAGCTTTTTATTTCTAGGAACTTGTTGAAAGTTTGGATTGTTACAACTTGTTCTACCAGTAACTGTAGTATGTAAATTAAATGTTGGGTATATCATTCCATCCACTTGTTTATCTAACCAATCTTTTAAGAATGTTAAAGCTTTATCAGCTTCTCTTCTTTTTAAAATTAAATCCACAATAGGATGTTTACCACCTAATTTACTTAATGCTTCTATTCCAGTGCCTGGTTGACCAGAGTCTGTATAACAAGGTATTGGCAATTTCAATTGATTATATAAAAGGTCTTGTAATTGTTTTGGGGAGTTCCAGTTTATATCTGCATAACTCCTTAATTGCAAATCAATATCTTGTAGTGTTTCTTCATATTCTTCAAGTGTATCCTTTAATTGTTCTACATTAATAGGTACACCATTTACTTCTACATCTCTATATACTTCTGTCACTTTCAAAGTTAATTGATATGACTTAATATCTAGAGGATCTATAGTTCTTCTTAATACTTCATATATTTTTCTAGTGTAGTAAACATCATAACCTAGATATTTAGCTACATCTTCTTTAGATTTAGATGTTTTCTTACTTAAAGATACATCCCAATCTTCTACTCCTAATAATCTCATAGCACAAGGTTTAAGTCCTAGCCATTTTCCTCTGTTATTAATTAGCTCAGAAGCTGATGAACAGAAGTATGCTAGTAACATTGTGTCATGTGTTATAGGAATTGTGTATCCATAATGAAATTTAATCATCTTAGTATCAAATTTACCATTATGAAATATATTTATATAGTTCTTTTTCTCTAGTTCTTTAAGGTATGCATGCATTTTATCTTGCTCAGTGTTACAGTCAATGATAATAGTTTCACCTTTATCATCATCTGTTCCATCCCAAGTATGTATACCTAACCAATTTATCTTGTCATGTATGTCAAGACCATCTGTTTCAATATCTATACTATTGTATTTCTTCAGATTCATTAATAAGCTCCATTAGTTCTTCGATACTATTAAGTTTTAAAATTCTTACTAGTTCTCGAGCAACTTCAACTGAGATGTTCTTTTTCTCTCCATTAATGATTTGATAAATATAAGATCTAGAAATAGTTGTTTCAGTAGCTTTTAACATTTGGTCAACACTACCATATAATTCTTTTATTTTAGAATCAAATTTCATCTTTATCCCTCCTTTTATATATTTCAAACTCGCTATTATTAAAACTCTTTTTGTTTTGTAAGCTTGCCAATCTATATGGTTCAACTGTTCCTTTAACAATAATGTAGTAATAATTACATTCACGCGTTTGACCTATTCTTCTGATTCTATATTTAGATTGTTCAAAGTAAATGTATGAATCATGTAAGGAATAATAGATTATGTTGTTAATATGTGGGAAATCTAAAGCAGCATTACCAGATACTATTTGTATTACTAAGTAATCAACAGTACCTTCTTTGAATTTTTGTAAAGACTCTGGTGCATCTTTTGATTGACCATTTACGCAGACGAAATTCTTTTTATTCTTTTTAAGGATTTCACTTACTATCTTTTGCTCCTCATCATATACCGTATAAATAATTGCTTGAGGACATTTATTAAGTAATTGTGTAAATGCTTCAGCCTTTGGATTGTAAGGTGCTCTATGAGGTGTTCCTCCATCATCATAGATAAAGCCAGAACATAATTGAGTTAATTTAGTTCTATGCTTAGCACCACTATCTCCTAATGCATACCATCCTTTGCCTTTTAATACTTTAGTCTTTTTAAAATTTCTATAAGTATCCTTTAAATCCCCTAGTTGACAGTGGATAACCTTTTCAACTTCTTGTGGTAAGTCTATTAGGTTCTCAGTCTTGTCACCATAAGTACATTTAGAAATAATTTCTTTTAATTCATCACTATGTAATTCTTTTATAGGTTTATAATAATCATCTAATACAAAGAATCTATTATAAAAGTATGTTTTTACTGTTAATAACATAGGATTAAGTATTTTTAATTGTGCAAACACTTCATCTCTTTGCTTGTCTTGTGGAGTACCAGTAAAGAGATATTTGTTTTCAGCATTAATAGTACATAAAGTTTTATTTATACCAGAAGATACATTCTTTGCTTTATGAGATTCATCTAATATCATACAAGTGTAATTAATATCTTTATATTTATCTACACTTTCATAGTTAGTTACCAAGATTGTAAAGATGTCAGGGTTAATTGGTATAGGTTTAGTACTAACTTTAGCATCTGGCAAATACTTTTTTATTTCTGTTGAATATTGTGGAATAGCTTTCTTCGGAGTAACTACTAAGTATGTGTGCTTTGTAGGATTAGAATCCTCTATCATTTTTATTGCTCCTAATGCTATAAGAGTTTTACCAGTTCCTGGTCCTAAGAATATACAATATCTTTTGAATCTAGATATTAAGTTTAATGCATTCTTTTGGTGTTCCTTCCAAGTGATTCCATCAAATGTAGGAACTTTTAATTGCTTATCCCATTTAGGTACATAGTCTATTTCTTCTTGTTCTACAAAATCTATAACTTCTTGAGCAATATCAAAGTGTGATGATAGAAAACTAGCATAAGCTTTAATAAAAAGTATAGCTGAGTTATTCATCATACAATAGAACTGTCTACCTCTAGGATGTAAAGTTAAGAATGTGGATTCTCTTAACTTATTATACAAAGATAGGTTATCCCCGGGATCAAACATCACGAATCCTTTGTATAAATAAATTCGTGGTCCCATATTTACACCTCCTTGTACATTATAGTGGACACCTATATTCAGTATATCAGACAAAATAAAAAATAGCAAGAGCTATTTTCTAGTTTTTCTCCACTTTCCATCTTTCTTAATCCAAACTTCTTTTACTTCTTTGTGATTAACATTTCTGAATGTGGTTTTATTAACTTCTCTAGCTATGCTATTTTCTTTAACCCATAAACCTGCACCACTAGGTTCAATGGATACTGTTATTTCTCTTCTATCATAACGGCTATTATCTCTTCCATATAATTCAACTATAAATCTTCTAGTTGTTTGATACATATCTTTGGTAATTAATATATTATGCTCTAAAGATGTACCTCCAACTGTTTTAAGATTTGTTCCGTTAGCATCATATAACCTACATTGATAATATCCTTCAGGGTTTGTAAATTTACAAGCCAATCTGATATATCTATCACCTGTAACATTACCTCCATCAGCAGAACCACTAAATGATTGAATGTTTGCTACTGGAATCTCAGCTGTTTCAAGTCTTAATGTTTGTAATGCACTACCAAATCGTTGGTCATTACCTTTATATTCAAGACCTACTACAACATCTAATGTACCTTTTCTACTGTTACCTCTATTAATAGGTACAGTATCTGTCCATGTATAAGATCTATCAGGTCCAAGTAATCCTTGTAGATTTCCAAATGGACCATTATAATATTGGGCATTTTTTAGGTAATAACTAGGTGTGCCCCATCTACTTTTCCATGTACGAGGCCATCCCCAGTAACGCAGATATCCATTCCATGCTCTAATAGCTATACAAGTACTGTTACTTAATAATCCAAAATATGATGTACTATAAGCAGATACAGTACATTCATAAGTTGCACTATTAGCATCACAAGATATTTGTCTAGCACTTACAAATGTATACTTAGCCATTAGTATTTATAATAAATAGCCTTTTCAGGTGCATTATTAAGAGCAGCTGATGGGTCTGTAGTTCCCATTAGATGATAAGTGTTATGATAATTAGTTATTGCTGTACTTACAGCATTATCTACATATGTTTTATTAGCTATTTCATTAGCATTTGCAGGTGTTGAACATGTAGAACCTGTTGGTAATGTAACACCATTAGTTAAAGTTAAAGCTTGTGAAATAGTTAAATTTCCAATTGTACCAGTTGAAGCATTTAATTCTCCTACAGTTTGAGATGTTGCTAGTCCTGCTACAGTTTCTGCAATTTCTTCTACTGTTGATCTGATTTGTGTAACAGCTTCTAATGCCACAGTACCAGCATCATTACTAGATATGATTGCAATACCTTGTGAATTGATGTATACACCATAAAGAATTCCTTGTAAGAAATCTCCTGGTTCTAGGAACATTAAGTTTCCTGGATTAGATACATCATATTTCTTTAATGGAACATCTAATCTATGTACTGTTCCTGTGTCTGGATCTGTTCTAGTGAATCTAATCTTACTTGAATGATCATCTCCATCATAAGCAAATGTATGAGATGCCCTGATATTAAACATTACATTCTTAGGTAAGTCTGCAACAGTAGTTAGTTCACTTAAGAATCCTGTGACATTTAAATAGTTAGGGTGGTTGGAATCATAGTCTTCAATATATAAAAGATTAAGATACTTGTCACAGATTTCTTGAACAGAGTTTGCATAGACAGAAACAATTTTATCAATGTCACCAGTAAAGTTTTCTAGTCTTTCAACTCTTTCTTCTAATGTCATAATATTCCTCCTTTAAAATTAAAAGAGTGCTTGCACACTCTTATATCTTTTTCAAAGCTTCTGCTTTGTAGAATCCAGTAGTGCCAGTTGAATTACCTACTTGATATGGGAACTTTCTACCTGTCCATATCTTTAGGATTTGTCTTTCCCAACCGATACCTCCAGCTCTCCATCTATCTCCATAACTAGAAGCATTACCAGGTCCTACGATTTTAACTTTATCTCCTACTTTTAATTCAGCACTGGGTGCTGGTGTAGGAGTTGGTGTAGGAGTTGGTGTAGGTTGTGGAGCAGGTTCAGGTCTATAACCTTCAGGTGCAATACAACCTCTATATTTGTATGGTGAGTTAGAACCCCAGTTACCATTAGCATTAGATCTAATAGCAGTCCAGAATGGTTTACTTGAACCGTAACCTGATTCAGCAGTTCTAATTTTTGTTGGATGTCCTTGAGCATCTCTTGCAAGAATTTCAATTACAATAGCAACATGTCCAGCTCCATCAGAACCATCTCCGACTCTACCTTTCGCCCATACAAGAATACCTCCAACCATTGGATCATTGTATACAGATAACTTGGAAGCAATAGCTCTTTCAATAAAGTTTTCTGCATTACATGTTAAATGGTATTTCTCATATCCAAATTCATGCTCTTCATTAAAGGCACAACATGCGTATCCTACGCAGTTTGCAAGTACATCACATTCATCTGTAGGTTTACCTTTAATACAATATGAGTAACCACCAGATGCTGTTCTTGTGAAGTACTTATTTCCTTTTACAGGTTTAGTTGTTCTTATCTTCATCTTCAATTTCACATCCTTCACCTATAATATCTTTGAAGTCTTCTTCAGTAGGGAATGTAGTTTGAGGATCATATACCTCTACATCTTCACCATCACCGATTCCTTCTTCTTCCATGATATAGTTCTTGTCATATTCTTCTACAAGTTCTTTATCATACTCTACTTCGATTACTTGTTCTTCCATAATCTTACCTCCTATTTTTCTTTACTTTGCTTATATAATTGGTTGAAGTATACGCTAGCACCAGCTGTTAATATGCCTTGTGTTATCGCTGTGAATGCAGCCATAGCAATTAGTTTGGCACTATTTACATCTGTAGTAGCGAATACATATAATGCACTAAGAACAATAGAAACAGTTCCTAGAGTCACAGGAATAAATTTGTCTTTAAAAGCACTAGCTTTAAGACCCTTACCTATTAAATAAAGTACTGGTACTAAGATTAATAGTTCAGGTTTAATGAATTCCTTAATGATTTCTATGCCTTCCATATACCCTACCTCCTTTATATTATTATAACATAGACTAAATTATTAGACAATAAAGCAGCTAGTGTTTCTTTCTAGCTGCAGCGTCTTGAAGAAGTTTTCTATCTACTTCAACTTCTCCATTTATTTTTATCTTTTTTCCATTGATGTTCATGAAATGATATTTCTCTTTATAGAAGTCATAAACATCTAAATCATCAAATGCACTCTTAATGATTTCTTCTGAGAGGTCTTCACCCTTTCGTAATTGTAAACCATACTGATGTATTCTACTTTTGGTATTTCTTAAATCTCTCATGTCATTTTCGTACTCAATAGTATCAACTTGCTTTTGAATCTTATCGATTCTCTCATTAGTGGATTCTGTAATCTTCTTACCAATCCATTTTAAGGGAGAAACTTTAATTGGTAACACTTCAATGGTTACACCACAGATTGCTAACAAGTCTACAATCACTCTAATCACATAGATTAAATTGTGAAAGTCAATTTGAATTACAGAATTGTTCATTTTACACTCTCCTTACCCTTTAATTATACTAGATAAATAAAATTCTAGCAACACTAGTATTAGAATTGTTCTTCATGCATTTGTTATTGGTGTTTTTCCTATTGGTACATCATAGTAATCTATATATAATGCTTTTATAGTACCAGCATTACCATTTGAGTCATTTGGAATAATACTTTTAAATACTACCCAACCAGGAGGTAAATCACTTAGTTTATAACAATTTGGTGCAGTTTTATAAGAACCCCAAGCACCGCTTGTATCACCCCAAGTAAGACCAAAATTCCATTGTCTACTTTGAAATTCTCCAGCATTATTAAACCAACCAATTACACAACCTGTACCACTTGTAACATTATCACTACTCCAGATAGACATTCCCATCCATCTTTCACAACCTTCGGTAACAGGAAAACTACAACCTATGCCATATGCTTTAGTAACATCTCGCCATTCATTTTTTACGAATGAGTGCCCCCCAAAGAACATTAATTGACTATATATAGGAATATTATAATTCCTTTTTAGATTGTTTATATAATTACAACTATAAGCATTAGTTTGACTATTACTTTGTGTATTTACAACAGTATTTTCAGGTAAATTACCTTGAAATGTTTTCTTTATTCTCATAATTTCCTCCTAATCAGTAGTTTTTGTATATTCAATACAAACCCAATAATCTCTTAATCTATTACTACCATAAACATTTTGTTCAATATCTATTTTAGTTTTAGTACAATTTAACATAACATTTGCATTAGCGGTTGTTACATATTGTAATGGGAAATATTGTTGATTTACTGTGTCCCATATTGAGCCATATATATCTTTAACTCTATCAATATTACTGATGTTATGATTAAAAGAATAATGATTATTACTAAATGTAGGAAAACCTGTATAAAACCAACATTTTCTATATAACTTTTTTCCATTAAAAGTACCTATAATTTTTTCACTCGTAGAATAATCAATCGAATTACTAATATAATCTGGCACTTCCTCATACCCATCAGGTACAGTATTTCCATCATAGTCAATAACTGAGCCAATAGGCAATGTGTCACCTAAGTCATTTCCCGGAACAGATACTTTAAATGCTTTAATCATATAGTATTCAGCAATAGATGGTTGAACAATAGATATTGTTTCATCAAAAGTACTATCTTGTCTTATAGGTGCATTATCTGAGTAACTACCGCTTATTAAAGTTCTTTTAGTGCTTACTACTCTACTTCTAGTTGGATAAGGCTCAATATAAAGAGTGCCATCACTACCAACTGTTTGCCAGTGTTGATGAGTGTTAGTTTTGCTACCATATTTTTTACCAGCAGCATTGAAATTAGTATCACTAGGGTCAACACCAATAGGTATATAACCCGGCATATTTGGTAAGTTAAATGTTGTACTTCCATCTCCACTTCCGTGAGTTGTGCCTATTACATCAAACAACTCTTTATAGGTTGTTCTTGATACAGCACTACCATCACATAGTAACCATCCGTGTGGTGGAGTACTTGCTGGGTATGGTGAAATAAGTCCAATAGGAACACTATCTCCTCCACCTCCACCACCTTCAAATGGTTCTCCATT